CAAACCAGCACAGGCTCTACAAGGCAGCGGAGATTTGGTTCCAGTTTGAAATCAATGCTGTCGTTGCACGTGGGCCTGGGTCTATTGGCCCTGATACTCCTGATCTGAACCCGGAGGATTACGAAGATTTCCAAGAAGTGATAATGAATATCGACATCAACGAATGAGGGGAGGTGTAACATGCCATCGACTCCTTCTGCAAAGCCAGGTGCTTCTCAAACCAGCACAGGAGGTACCACTGAGTACAGGTTTATGGGTACTCATGCAACTGAGGTACAACTCGGTGATGCTCTGCCTTGGCTAGAGCCTGGTGAAATCGTGGAACTGTCTGATACCGATGTGAGTAGTGAGAGGATCAGCCATCTCATCAACGCAGGTACTCTCGTGGAAACTTCCACAATCGGTGTAGAGCCAGATCCCCAAGCACAAGCACAGGGACAGTCGCAATCACAAGACGACGAAGATGCGAAGGGAGGTAAGTAAATGACAGCTAGACCAGGTGTCGCAGTATCTCTACTGGAACTACCGACTCCGGTATCTGACCAGTCTGATACTGGTACGTGGTTCGCTGCTGGTACTGCTGATCGTGGGCCTGCAAACCAGGCCACGCTGATTCAGAGTATCGACCAGTTCAACACGGTGTTCGGTTCTCGTCAGTCCTACAGCGTTCTCTATGATGCTGTGGAAGTGTTCTTCCGCGAGGGTGGTAACAGGGTCTACATCGGTCGCGTGGTTGGCCCAGGTGCTACGGTGGGTACCAAGAGCCTCTTGGATAGCGGCGCAGGTTCTAGCCTTGTTGTGAATGCAGTTGGGCCTGGTGCTTGGTCTGCCAACTACAAGGTCGGTGTTATCGCTGGCATCACAGGCGGATCGTTTGTGATTCAGGTTTCAGATGCGAGCAACAACATTCTGGAACAGAGTGGTGACCTACTCACGCAGGGTGCAGCGGTTGCTTGGAGTTCCTACAGCAACTACGTCAGAGTCGTACTAGGTGCAACTGCTCTGAATCCTGTACCTGTTGCACTCTCCGCACTCTCCGCTGGTAACGATCAGCGTGCAAGTGTCACGGACAACGAGTGGGCTGTTGCACTTGCATCGTTTAGTGCAGGACTCGGGCCTGGTCAGGTTTCTGCTCCTGGTCGCAACAGTTCAGTGGCGTTCAGTCAGATCAAGACTCATGTGGAATCCAACAATCGTGTTGGTCTGCTGGATTTGCCTGACAGTCCTACTTCCGCAGTTGTGAAGGCTGCGGCTGCTGGTGTGACAAGTCGCTTCTGTGCATCATTCGGGCCGTGGCTTGTGATTCCGGGGCTTACGGTGGGTACCGTTCGTACAGTACCTCCGTGTGCTCTCATCGCTGGATTGATTGCTCGCAACGATCCCAGCCTGAGCACGAACACGCCTGCTTCTGGTAACAACGGAATCTCGCGGTACTGCACAGACCTGTCTCAGCCTGATTGGGATGACGCAACTCGTACAGACCTCAACTCCAACGCCTGCAACGTGATCCGCAGGTTGTATGGTGGTATCCGTAACTACGGCTGGCGCGCACTCGTCAACTCTGTCAGTGATCCTTCGTGGGTCAACTTCGGTAACGGTCGGCTCTACATGGATATCTCTGCTGAGCTGAACGCTATCGGTGAGAACTACGTGTTTGCACAGATCGACGGTCAGAACGGTTCCACAGTCAACCTGTTCAGCGCATCTCTCGCAGGTGCGATGCTCGCTCACTTCAACAGTGGTGACCTGTTCGGTGACACGCCTGAGCAGGCGTTCCGCATCGACACCGGGCCTACTGTGAATACGCTAGCTACGCTGGCTAACAACGAACTCCACGCAATCGTGACTGTGAAGATGAGTCCGTTTGCCGAGTACGTTGTCATCCAGATCGTCAAGCGTCAGATCACGCAAACTCTGTAAGCAGGAGGGAGGGATAACACATGGGATATCCGCGTACTAACCTGCCGACTGATGGTTCGAGACAAGATCAGTTTGCAATCACTCTACAGGTCGGTACTACCAGTTGGGGATTTTGGGACAAGAAAACTGGTGGAGAGCTTGACTCCGATGAAGTGAAGTATTACCCAGGTGCTACTGACCAGTCTGTATCTCTGGGTGGTCGGCTCGTTCCTGGTAACGTCACACTTCAACGGCTCTACGACCGCAAGGACGATCATCCCAAGATCGGTAGTCTGCTGAATGCTGTAGGTAAGCAGACCGCTGTGGTAACACAGCGTCCACTCGATCCCGATGGTAACCCGTTCGGTAACCGCATCGTGTGGAACGGTACTCTCAAGAGAGTCCTTGTTCCTGATGTGGATTCCGAGGCTACCTCTGCCGCACTACTGGAAGTGGAAATCACGGTTGCTGGCAAGCCTGCCAGTGTCGCTCCGTAACACACTAGCTGCTATGAAAGGAGAGAGTCATGGCAGATGAAGCATGGCCCCCCAATGCTGGGGTAACTGAGACAATCAAGGAAGCGGAAGAGTCTACCCTGGTTACGAATGGGGCAAGTAACGACGAAGATGCTACACCCCCTGTGCCGGGGTTGGGAGCACAGGGGGCGCTTTCCACGCCATCTATCGTGGATCTGTTCAAGCAAGAACAGCGTGAACTTGCTGAAACAAAGTCCGTCTTTATCGCCGTCAAGGGATATGAAAAGACAGGACTACAGATCCGCTACAGGATGGCTGAGTCAGGTAAGGAACTGGAAATCATCTCTACCAAGATCAACAGGCAGTACAAGGACACGTACTCACGGAATCTCTACGGAGCAATGGACACGATGATCCTGTTGTGCGATGGATTGTTTGTCCAGCCTGAGGACGTGTCTGAACCTGTAATGCTTGATCCCGATGAAGTCGGTGAGCCGTGTGGATTCGATACAACTCTGGCTCAGATGTTGGGAATGGAACTCGATGCAGATACCACAGCACGTGCAGTAATCAGGAAGCTGTTTGGTGATAACGAGCTTGCCATCATCACACACGCTTTCGATCTACAGCGTTGGTTGCAGAATACCAAGGCAGACCTCAACCTGGAAATCTGGCAAGTGGGGGAATGAGTGCCCAACTGAGTGAACTTATAGACACCGCAGCTCAGTTGGGTGCTCTCGGTCTGGACTCCATGAAGTTTCTCTACACACGTGACGATACAGAGAGGAACTTCATGATGGAAGTTGGTAGGAAAGTCTACGAAAAGAAGCGTGACATGGATCACAACCTAGCAATCGACATCGCCAACAACGTGGGCAAACTGTTCAAGTAGGAGAGCAATGGGATTCGGTAGTCTCTCATCTACACAACAGATCCTAGTCAAACTCTACCTGCTTGGTGGGCCGAAGTACCGCGCCGAAATGGAGAAGGCTGGGCTAGCTACAAAAGCCAACGCTGCCGCTAATCAGCAGCTTGGTAGGGCGATGGCGGAAACCAACAAACGTTCGTTCTTGCAGAACCAGTTGTTGTTCACAGCAAGACGTGCGATGTTCTACACTACGCTAGGTGCTATTGGACTCACGGCAGAAGTTGTCAAGATGGGCTTTGCGTATAACAACGCGATGCAATCTGCCAACGTCGCGTTGAACCAAGTAATCAAGCCTCAGAGAGTTCTAAATGCAGAGCTGCAAAGCTTGTTCCTGATTGCAGCTAAGACGCCGTTCCAGGTCAAAGACGTCACGCAAGCGTTCCGTCAGATGTACATTGGATTCAAGCCGTTCCACGTGAGTATCGGAACTCTGAATGACACGATCCTGGCTATCACCGATAACCTCTCAGCAACAGGTAGGGTGACGCCAGCATCACTCACCAGAGTTTCAACGGCACTCACGCACATGGCTAACGTGGGACATCTGACAGGACAGGCTGTATTGCAGCTTGCTCGCGACGGTCTACAGCTACAGCCTGCTCTACAAAAGGAACTTGGGCTGACATCGGAGCAGTTGCAGAACATCGGCAAAGCGGGTATTCCTGCACGTGACGTACTCATGGCGCTCATCAAGTATTCTAAGAGTACGCCAGGTATTGCTGGCGCAGCGTTCAGGCAGGCAAACCTCACGCTGGGTGGAGCAGCTAGCTCACTCAAGGACTACATTGCTCAAGCCTCCGGTATGGCGATTGGCGGTGCTAGCCAATCAACTGGTATCTTCGCTTTGATTCAAAAGAAGATTACCGGAGTCAACGCTGAGTTGGGTAAAATGTCAGAGCATGGTAAGCCAGTGACTCTGCTGGAGGTAGCTACTGCAATGGATAGACAGCTATCTCCGAATACCCATATCCTCATCAACCTGTTCATCACGTTTAGCACAACCCTAAAGACGGTAATCATCTTCCTTGGGGTGTTGCTCAAGAGTATCCAGCTTCTACTGAGGCCACTCGATTACATGGGTAGTCTCTTCGGTGCCAATCATCTGGCAGCTAAGGCGCTTGGTATTGGGCTGGGTATTCTGGCTGGTTTCATTATCATCGGTACTACCCTTTGGGGCAGCTATCGCGTGGTAGTCGATCTTGTTAGAGCAACGATGTACGGACTCCGTGGCGCAATTATCGCAGTTACGGCAGTTATGAAGCTTCAAGACCTTCTGTTGGGTACAGAAGGTGGAGTAGGTCTAATCAGTAAATGGAGGAAGTGGGCCAACGCCACAAAGACTGTAAGTACATACGAAGGCCCAGTTGTATTGACTGGTGGTGCCGCTCGAAGTATGGAGAAAGAAGTGCCACAAAACGTCGGAGCACTCGCAGCGTTGTCAAGGCCCCTCTCCAAAGTGTTTGATGCAGTAGCAGCTTCTAGATTTGCTGCATCAATGGGACGTGTCTCTGCTGTATTCAAGGCAGGTGGACTGAGACTTGCTATTGCACAACTTGGTACTGAAGTAGGCGCACTAGTCCCGTTGTTTGCCGGTGCAACATCAGCAGTATGGCTATTCGTCGCAGCGAACATCGAGTGGATTTGGGTTCCACTACTAATTGGTGCCGTCATTGGTGGACTCATCCTGATGTACAGGAAGTGGCAATGGTTCCATGATCTAGTCAACCACTCGATCTGGATTATACAGAGGTACTGGAAAGTATTTCTGTCCTTCGTTCCAGGTCTAAACGTCCTAATCGGGATAGTTGAAGATGTGGGTGCAGCCTGGGGATTCTTTACTAGTGCGATCAATGCTTCGATTGGCGCAATCAAGTCGGTCATTCACTGGATAAAGAAGATCCCAAGTCATATCCCATTCCTGGGTTCGATAATGCACGCCATTGGTAGTGCTGCTCATTGGGCTACCACGTCTGATGTTCACGCTACTAAGAGAGCGCAAGGTGGGCCTGTCTTTGGTGGTGGCTCTGTGATAGTTGGTGAGAAAGGCCCAGAGATTGTGAACCTGCCAGGTGGTTCAAATGTGATACCCAACAACAGACTTGGTGATGTACGACCGATTGGATATTCAAGAGAAGGCGGAGGGCATGACAGACCAATCGTGGTGCAAGTAATGTTGGATCGCAAAGTGCTTGCACAGGGAGTGGCGAGAGCCAACCAGGATTATGCAGCTAGACGCTAACAAATACTATCTCATTCGTGCCACAAACGGCGCAAGCGTGATGTGTTGGCGCGGGGATAGTAGCCCCAAGCTTGTCAGTGGTGGCGCAAGATACAACGTCGTGAATAGAGCACGTCGTAGATCAACAGTCCAGTGGGATGGTGACGACCCGTATAGAATGGACGTGTCTATCCTGCTTGACGGTTGGATGAGGAACATCAGTGTTGAACATGACGTAGCTCTGTTGAACAACATGCGTCAATCACCTGGTGATCTAGTACCCCCTGTGCAGGTTTTTGTAGACGGGGCGCTTCCAGTCAAGGGTGGTACATGGGTAATGGAAGGGATTGATTGGGGAGATATGGTTCTCTGGTCAAATACCTCAAGTGACAGAATGGGAGAGTACCACGGAGCTGGGTACCGTCTTAGGCAGGACGCTGTTCTGCATCTGCTACAGTATATCCAGCCGAAGATTCTTCAAGTGAGTGCTCCCAATAGTGGAGTCTCTATCGTCTTGAAGGCAGAGCAGACTCTTCAAAACATCGCCAATGATTTCAACACTTCGGTGAATGCAATCATTCGGGCAAACGGGAAAAGAGATAGCAAGGCTGTCAAGACTGGTGAGCATCTCATCATTCCAAGTAGTCCATTCAATCTGCCAATCAAGGGAACAGTCGTAGGCCCGATTGGTACGCCAGGTACACCAGGGCCAGCAGGCCCACAAGGGCCAGTAAAGTAGATGAGCACAACAGTCCCCGAAAAGCCCAAGAAGATCACGACTACCCAATCGGCTCGCCGTAAGCTAGAGCTGTCTCAAGTTACAGCTAAGACAGTTCAGCAGGAGTTGATGGGTGTTGATGTCGGGATTGACAAGCTCGCCGTCTACCTGTCTAGTCAAATCAGATTTGACGTGGGTGATCGCATTACTGATGCTTCTATCAGTCGCACGATGGACGCATCCTCCACACTCACTGTGACACTCGACGATCACGACAGGGCTGTGCTTACGTCAGGTTACCTGTACAACAAGCTTGACGTGACTGTTGATGGTCTATGGTTCCGGCTGATGGGAGTAGACAAGTCAGGTGACGAACTGACTCTCACGTTTGAGGATAGAGAGATCGCTGTGCTGCGCTCTTACGATTCGTGGAAGGTTGCGAGTCGTGATAAGATGACACGCGCAGAGTTCATCATGAGTCTTATCTCGGAAGTCAAAGAGTTCAAGATTCCCGTGGTGATTCCTGAACTCCACACAGTCCAGCCTTTGCAACGATACGACAACGACAGCAAAGGTATTGACGCAACGATGTACAAACGCGCAGGACTCGCGCAAGATCCTGCAAGCAAGCAAGCCCCTACTCCTAGCACTTCGTGGGTAAACAAGACACCGCTCGTAGCGCGAGACAACGTAGCTCTGAATAAAGAGCAGCTTCAAAACGCCAGAACGATTGTCGGTGTGGGTCAACAGATGAAGGCCAATCGTAAGGTCATAGTCTCCGCGATTATGACAGCTATCGATGAGAGTAATCTTGTCAACGTCAACTACGGCGATCGTGACAGTGTGGGACTATTCCAGCAACGAGACAGTTGGGGTTCTACAGAAGATCGTATGAATCCCGAGACTTCCGCACGACTGTACTACAACCAGGCAATCGACTATGATACGAAATACCCACACGTCAGTCTCAACGATCTTTGTCAGGGCGTTCAAATCAGCGGTACTCCCTACGCTTATGGACAGTTCCAAGAGAGGGCTGACAGGATTGTGACGGCTGCTGGTATTGTCGGTGGTTTGACTGAAACGTCTGGCGCCGAGGCAAATGGCTCGTACAACGATCTAGGCGCCGGTGGTCAGTTCTACTACTACCGTGGAAATATTGACAACCGCCTGGGTCAGAAGATTCGCAAGCCCGAGAACACTTGGACTTGTATCCAGCGTCTAGCAGATGATGTAAACTGGCGAGCGTTTTTCGTGAGCGGCACGTTCTACTACATCAGCGAGGATGATCTAATCAAGCAGCAACCAGCGTTCACCATGAATGAGTGGAGTGATGGGATCATCAACGTAGATGGGAACTTCTACGAACACAAGGACTCTGCTGCTCTCACTGTAACTGCCGACGTTGGTAGATGGCAGGTACCGCCTGGACGCCTGGTAGTTGTCGAGGATATGGGGCCGTGGGATGGTAGGTGGCTAGTGTCAGATTTCGAGCGTAGCCTATTTGACTCGCAAGCCACTATCACTCTAGCACGTGAGCGTCCTGGGCTTCCCGAGCCTAACCCCAAGGGTGGTAACAAGACAGACGTTAATCCTACGTGGGTTCCCAAGCCTGTCTCAACTAAGGCAGGTCAGAATGATCTGAACTACATCGGTACTGGCGATTACAGCGCGATTGTCGTAGCTGCCAAGAAAGCCGTGGAAGTCAACAAGACGTGGCATTACCACTATCCGGGTGATGAGGGTGGTGGCGGTAGTTCCGCACGTCCTATCCCTGATAGTCTATGGAGCGCAGATGCTCACAGCGCGCTCGACTGTTCAGCGTTTGTCACACTCTGCTACAAAGAGGCCGGTGCGCCTGATCCGAATGGAAGTGCCTACAACGGTGATGGCTTCACAGGAACTCTAGCCAAGCATGGGAAAGAAGTGAGTGTCGCTAAGCCTGGTGATCTTCAGTTCTACGGTGATCCTCCAGACTTCCACCATGTGACAGTTAATATTGGTGATGGTTTGGTGGCTAGCTGTGGTAGTGAGGCCGGCCCTCGCGTGTATTCTGCAAGCTCTCCAGTTCCAGCGATGATTAGGACTTACCTCACATGACTTATCTCCGTGATGCCACAGATCCGACAGCAGTACCTCAGAGAGTATTGCAGGGCGTGATTACTACAGACGCGGTTGATATGACTGATACCATTTCTGTAGTAGTTCCTGGACTCAGTGAGGACTTGCGGTGGGAAAATTGTGAGTGGGCACCAAAAGACAACATCACGCTTCCACAAACGGGAGATGCGTGCATCGTTGTCATGGATGACAGCGGACGTTTGACTGTAGTAAAGTGGGGAAACCTGCCATACGTTGAAGAAGGCAAGATTCCCATAGGTCAAGACGGTAAAGTTGTTTGGGTTGATCCTCCAACTGGTGGTGGCGGTGCAATCGTCACTGGTACGTTTGTCTGGACAACCTCACTTACAACTGCTGCTGCGTCTGGTCGTGTGGGAATCAATACTGGTGCATGGAACACAGCCACACAAATCAACATCTCAAAGGATAACAAAGCTAACTCGGATGTCTCGGCTGTGTTGTTTCAGATTGAGCCTGACGACCACTTGTATCTCCAGGTAGCTGGTGACTCGACAAGATGGGGTAAATACAAGGTTACTCAGGCTGCTGTAGATCAAGGTACTTGGGTATCATTCCCTGTTACGCTTGTTGATACTGGTGGTGGGCTTCCAGGCAACAACAACGATATGTCGGTGCTTGCAACAAGCGCACCAGTACCAGGCCCGACAGGGCCACAAGGCCCGAAGGGTGACAAGGGTGATACAGGCGCAACAGGAGCACAGGGAGTACAAGGCGGCACAGGGCCACAAGGCCCAATAGGTAATACAGGTGCAACAGGCCCAGGAGGCCCACAAGGTGCAGTAGGCCCACAAGGGCCAACAGGCCCAAAGGGCGCAGACAGTACGGTACCAGGGCCGACCGGCCCACAGGGGCCAATAGGTAATACTGGGCCACAAGGATCAACAGGCTCACAGGGGCCACAAGGTACAGCAGGCGTGGGAGTACCCGCAGGCGGTACGACAGGAACTATTCTTACCAAGACTAGCGCGACTGATTACGCGACAGCTTGGCAAGCGCCTGCTGCTAGTGGATCACAGATCACATACTTGGGACAGTATGACAATGCCCACACGTATCACGATGGTGATTATGTTGTTGGCCCTGACGGCATAACTTACCAGTGTGTTGCAGAAGGAACTGTAGGTGTTACACCATCTCCGTGGTCTGGATCATGGCAATGGGGCATTCCACAGCCTGTAGTAAATGGTCAGTGGATTAAGGGTGTAGGTGGTGCAGCAGTATGGGCACCTATCACTGCTACAGACGTCTCTGGCATTGGAGTGAAAGCTGGCTCGGGCGCGCTACTTACTGGGGCGAACATTGATCTTCCATGGCCTGGACTCGGTGCTCATACCGTGTTCGACGAGTGTGCACCTGTCAACACTGGGTCGAGCATTCGTTCATATGGCACACCACCCGCCGGTGCTGGAACGAGGCTCGTCATCCGCCTGAGTGGTGGCTCGCCTACCGTGATTCGCCACAATATGGCGGGTGGGAGCGGAACGAATTTCTGGCTCAACAAGAGCGCTGATCTAACACTCAACTCCGCTGATGTAGTCGAGTTCATCTACGACTCGACTGGTAGTCCACACTGGACACAAGTAACTGCTGAGCCAGCAATAGCACCCGGAACTGAGCTAGGCTACGATCAGTTGACGGTTGGTACGACTACCATACCCTCGACAAACGAGTCGGCCCCGACGACGATCATTACTTGCCCTGCTCGCACGTTCGACGGTGGCCCCGTTCTTGCACACGCATTTATGGGATGTCTTGCTGTTGGGGCAGGTTCAGAAACCAGAGTTGGACTGTACGAGGGTGGGACGCAGATCACCAGGTTCTTCAAGGCGATCCAGGCTGGGACGGCTACGGCTCAGCTTCAAATCCCGATGACCGGGTGGATTCGCTTCACGCCAACAGCTGGGTCACACACTTATACGCTCGGCGCGATGGACATCGCCGGGACGGCCACCATAACTGCGGGGGCTGGGACGAGCCTCGCAACACCACCCACATTTATTAGATTTACAAAGATATGAGTGACACAATCAACCCACTGGCTGTCCCTGAGTGACAGGCGTGACCTGGATCATAGAGGATTGATTATGAGTGAAACAGACGTAACAGTAGATCCGCAAACTGCACCTGATCCTGCTTTGACAAAGTGGGTTCCTGTGCAGGGGCCAGCACTTCCACCAACTGCTGGTCAAGCTAGTAAAGTTCTAACAGTCACAACAGATGGTGCTGCTCCAACTTGGGCACCACCTACTGGTGGTAGTGGTGGTGGCGCAAGCATCACGTATCGTGGTGACTACGCAGCAGGCACAACTTATCACGATGGTGACTACGTTGTAGGGCCAGACGGTTACACATATCAGTGTGTAAAAGAAGGTACATTGGGTGTCACACCTGCTCCGTGGTCACCAGGAGTTTGGGTACAAATACCTCCAGTAGTAAACGGCCAGTGGCTCAAAGGTGTAGCAGGTGGAATGGTATGGAGTCCGATCACTCCAGCAGATGTAGCAAACATTCCATATGCAACAACTTTTCCTGCTAGTCCTTACGACGGACAGGAAGCAATCCTCGTTGATTCAACCACGAACCCTCAATGGAAGTGGAGGTTTCGATACAACGCTGCGTCGATCAGCCCGTACAAATGGGAGTTTATAGGTGGGGCACCGTACAAGAGCATTGTCCTCGGTGGAATCAACGTCACGTTCCCCTCATCGAGCACTTTGATTCCAGGCGGCGCGGGCGTGACCGTTCCTAGAACGGGTGACTACATTGTTGACTGGTCAACACAAATGCAAGGTGGGCCGATTAGCGCATTCATCCTGACCGTCGCACTATGGAACGGAACAGGTGAGGTAAACGTAGTCAGCGTTGGGTCTGGCTCGACAGGCAACTACACGACATACCCGACAGTTGGCGCTTCACAGGCGCCGTTCTCTGCCGGAACGGTACTACAGATTGAGGTTCGGTCAGACCAGGGCAACAGCGTTACTTTCGGGAACAACATCGTCACTCTCACACCGAGGCGGGTACAATGAGTAGTAACGATACACCACATGTTGAGGCTCAGGCTTCGCCTAATCCGGCTACTACCAATTGGGTACCAGTCGGGCCTGGGCCTATGCCTGACTTCAGGTATCGTGGTGATTTCGTTGCAGCTACGAACTACTACGACGGTGACATTACTATCTACAATGGAATCGCGTACTTGTGTGTAGCTCCCACAAGTACAGCACCCGTTCCTTGGGCGCTACTACCAGTAACAACTACTCCTGGTTGTCACGTTTCTCGCAGTACGAATCAAACGATTCCCACCGGAGTTGAGACGGTGCTCACTTTCGACAGCGAGCGCTTCGACACCGACAACATTCATGACACTGTTACTAACACCTCGCGATTGACATGTCGTACAGCTGGCAAATATGTCGTCACCGCCACCGCTGCGTTCGCGCAAGCCGCTGGTGGCGTGCAACGGTACGTATTTCCCCGCTTGAACGGCACAGGCTCATTGGGGTATTTCAAAACTGCGGTGATGGCATCTTCTCCTGCTGTTAGTGGAGCACAAGTAGTTGATCTTGTGGCTGGTGATTATCTAGAACTGCTTGCCTACCAGGATTCAGGTGGGAACCTCGACGTGCTCAGCGGTGGTGTAGGGCCAACGGGTCAGTGGTCACCAGAGTTTTCAATGATGAAAATAGAAGGTGCTGCTGGCCCAACTGGGCCACAGGGCGTACCTGGCACTCCTGCTGCGACCGCTCCTGGGTATGGCACCACATTACCAGCATCACCGGCCAATGGACAAGAAACCATCTTCGTTGACTCCACTACGAATCCGTCGTATCAGTGGAGATTTCGTTACAACGCAACTTCAACGAGCGCCTACAAGTGGGAGTTCATTGGTGGCTCTCCAGTATCAAGTAGCGTTGATGCCTTGGAGAGCACTACGAGCACGACCTACGTGGCAATAGCAACTCCTGGCCCTTCAATCACGCTACCAAGGCCGGGTGATTATCTCATCTCGCTCGGTGTAGATGTCTCTGCGGCTCCATCCGATATCGCTCGTATCTCCTACGATATAGGTGCAATCGCGGCGAACGACAACGACAGCATTACCTTCAATAATGCATCTACAGCCGTGATGGGTTCTACTGTCTACTGCTCACGGCTTATGTCAAGGACGGGTTTTACTGCTGTTGCGCTGGTGATGAAATACAAGTCGTTGAATGGTGGTAACTCTCAGTTTAGGAGACGATCAATGTCTGTCTGGCCTATAAGGGTATCGTGAGTAGTAACGATCAACCACACGTTGAAGCGCAAGCAACGCCCGATCCTGCTACAACACAGTGGGTACCTCTTGGGCCTGGAATAGTAGGGCCACAAGGCCCAACAGGCCCAGCAGGCGCTACAGGCCCAGCAGGGCCAGGACTTCCAACACCAGTCGTAAATGGACAATGGATTAAGGGTGTGGGTGGTGCGGCTGTTTGGGCTGGCATCACACAAGCAGATCTACCTCAGAACGGCCCGATCAGCAGATTGACGGCTGTTTGGAACAACGCTGATTTGAACGCCATCACTGATAGCGGTTGGTACAACGGAGCAGCATTAGGCAACGCTCCAGGTGGACGTGGCGACTGGTTGTTTGTAATGCACATGACACACCAGAATGGTGGCTGGGCAACACAGATTTGTTGGACAATGCAGACTACTCCTGTAATTTCATGGGTACGCTACTCTTCAGGTGGCGCTTGGCAACCTTGGGTTCGTCAAGGCATGTGTGAATATCAACAAGGTTTGGGACTTACAAATGGATGGGGCAATTACGGAGGAGGATTTGCTGGTGCCACATTCTGGAAGGATGGTTCCAATGTAGTCCATTTGGATGGACTCATTCAGGGTGGCTCAGGACTTATAGCCTATCTTCCAGCTGGGTATACACCAGCAGGAGGATCGCATATCTTCCCTGTCAATACTGACAATGGGATAGGTCGTGTAGATGTGCAGGGAAGTGGCGCAATTGTTCAAAACGGTGGAGGTAATCAGTTTCTCACTTTGTCTCCAATCTCATTTCTGGCTGCAACATACACATAAGGAGAGAAGATGAATATCAACGTGTCGATCAATTTCACGGCAGGTGATGAAAGTTACGAATACACCGCCGACGAAACTGCACAGAGGATATTGGATGCAGTCGGTGGTGATCCTGAAAAGGATATGATTTCGATTACCATGAATGCATCAGCACAGATTGGTGCAATGGCATCAGCACCCCTTCCTGTGCCGCCTTTGGAAACCCCAGCCGCGCCCGATGAGTCTGATGCTTAATCCACACTTCGACCTACCGTTTAGATTTAGCGGTAGTACAGGAATCAACAAGAGTGCTGTCGTTGCTGAACAGAACTCGTTTGAAGATATCGCCAACTGTGTGGAGGCTATCGTGCGCACTCCTATTGGTTTCAGGAATGATGCGCCGCAGTTCGGCTTCCCAACGTTGGAGCTTTTGGAACAACCGATTGTCAGCAGCGACGTGGTTTCGATAGTGCAAGCACAGGAACCACGGGCTACCATTCTCATCTCAGAAATGCCAGACCTTATTGACTCACTCATCGACAGACTGACAGTACAGGTGGGGTGAACTAGTGACTTACATCAAGATCCCGCTAGAGACAAATCAGACGGCTCTAGCACAGGAGGTATTTGACTACATTCAGACAAAGGCTCCTAGCTGGGCAGCGCAGGATGCGAACCTCGACGTATGGATCATTCGCGCAATCTCTCAGCTAGCAAGCGACAACAGGAATGTCGCAAGTGATGTGCAGGACGACATCTTCCGGTACTTCGGATCTTCCCTCATGGGCATTCAGCCCGTTGATGCTACACCGGCTATCGGCAATACGACGTGGACTCTCACAGACTACCTGGGACATACAATCCCAGCAGGCACTACGGTTGGTATCACTGACCTGTCAGGCAACATTCAAGCTTTCCAGGTGGTCAGCGATGTTGTGGTGCCCAACGGTTCTAACGTAACAGGGCCGGGTGCTGTAGTAATCAGAGCCGTCATAGAAGGTTCGGATGCCAATGGTCTAGGTGGTGCTGGTGTACTAATCCAGCTCATCGACGTACTCACGTGGGTTGCTGATGGTGGAGTTGCACTCACTGGCGCTACAACTGGTGGACAAGATGATGAGGATGACACTACCTACCTCAATCGTCTAGTTGCACACCTGCAACGGCTGTCACAGAGGCCGATCCTTCCCAATGATTTTGCGTCTATGGCACTTGATGCAGACCCGTCGGTTTGGAGAGCCGTGGCAATTGACAACTACAACCCAGCGAACGGCACTTACAACAACGAGCGTATGGTCGCTGTAGCTGCGGTAGACGTGAATGGAGCGGCTGTCTCGCCTACAGTGAAAGCCAATGTTGACGCTTACTTGCAGGCCAACAGGGAAATAAACTTCATCGTGAATGTCATTGATCCGAAGTTCACCACAATCAATGTAGCCACTACTGTAGTGGCACTCGCCGGCTTTACTCAGGCTGCTGTACAATCGTCAGTCGTAGCTTCTATCCAACAGTACCTCAGTCCTGCTACTTGGGGACAAGATCCGACGATCACACAGTCTAGTGGTAGTCAGTCGTGGATTGAAACTCCGACTGTCTACTACAACGAAGTGATTACCGCAATCTCTAACACGCCAGGAGTCAACCGGGTAACGGCGCTCACGCTGAACGGCGGCACAGCAGATGTACCACTGGCAACCCCCGCAGCTTTGACACAGCCTGGTACAATAGCTGTAACGGTGAACTGAGATGCCAGAGACATTCACAGAGTCGCTGTTGAAGCTGCTACAGCCAATGCTGTACGACGAGCCAAATCAGGGATACGCACTAACCACGTACCTGAGTTCTCTCGGCATGAACTTCGAGATTATCGAGGATTGGGCACGTGACTCAGACGATGGTAAGATCGGGTATAGCATCCTGGTCGATGCAACTCGCGTACCCGACTACGCTATCACATGGCTTGGGCAGTTCGTGGGAATCCAGATCACCCAAGGTCTGCCAGCTAATATGCAGAGAGAACAACTGATTGGACTAGGCAACTGGAAGCGTGGAACTGTGGCTGCGCTACAAGCTGCGCCACTACCGTTTTTGACTGGTAGCCAGACAGTCATTGTCAAGGAGAGAGATACCAGTCCATACCACTTTGAGGTACTCACCTACGGTAGTGAGACTACCGATCAAGCCAAGGTATTGAAGGCTCTGACATCTCAGAAGCCTGCCGGACTAATCATGACCTACATTGTTTTCGTAGGTCAGAAGGCATTTGCTATGCGTGACTCGGCAATGCGAGGTACGCCGCCTGACACGCTCAGGCTGGTTATCTAAGGAGGCATACTTGTTTACGATCCCGAACTCAGCAGACGCCGAGCATGTGTCACAAGCACAACCTGACGCACGTGACTTCTCGGCTATGCTTGTCCCAGCATTCATGGGAACAGGCATCATCAGTGGTTGTGCAGTAACAGCGCAAGGCGCACCCAACATGACTGTCGCAGTAGCAGCGGGTTCTATTGCTGTAGCAGGAACGACCGTAGCTGTGACTGGTGGTAACGTCAACATCGCTGCGGCTGATCCTACTAACGCACGCTTCGATCTCATCTGTGTAGATAACACAGGTGCGAAGAGTGCAGTAAATGGTACTCCTGCGGCTGCACCTGTTTTTCCTGATCCAGCAGGTAAGGTAGTCCTAGCTGCTGTGCGGGTTCCATCAGGAGCGGCGTCCATCAATGGTGCGAAGATTGTTGATAAGCGTGTGCAAACGCTAATCATCGCAGCTAGCTCACTTGCCGGATATCCTGGTGATCCCAGGAAGCAGTTGAATGGTGACTCTTCCTGGTCGTATCCAGTCAACCCGCCTGCCACTAAGACAGTGAACTACACGCTAGTCCTGAGTGATGCTGCTTTGGTGATTGAGATGAACATGGCCGCTGCCAACAATCTCACAGTCCCACCGAACGCATCAGTGGCTTTCCCGATTGGCACGACGATCGAGGTAGGACAGCTCAGTACAGGACAGACGCTAATCGTGGCTGGTGCAGGAGTGACACTCAGAGCGTACAACAACAACTTGAGGCTAGCCGGTCAGTACGCGATGTGCTCGCTAATCAAGCGCGGCACAGATGATTGGTGGGTTGCAGGAAACCTCGTACCGTGATACCACACGGAATCCTTGACACTGATCGTGTAGTCCCGACTGGTGGGTTTACCAGTCCTGCTAGTGGTGCCACGGTAAGCGGTACAATCACGCTCTCCATGAATGCGGCTGACAACGACAAGATCGCAAGTGTCCAGTTCCGCATCGACGGTGCCAATATCGGGGCGCCCGACACGGTTGCGCCGTACACAGTGAATCACGACACCACTACAGCCCTGAATGGTAACCACACATATCAGGCTGTTATCACAGATCGTGTGGGCAACGTGACTGTCGTGTCTGTACCAGTTAATATAGAAAACGCGCCAACCGTGGTGTTGACTAGTCCTGGTAATGGCGCGAATGTCTCGGGTGTCATCACGATGTCAGCCAACGCAACCTCGTATGATGCTGGCATAAGCGTACAGTTCTACGTAGATGGTGCGGCTGTAGGAGCAGCACAGAATTGGGCAGGCGCTCATTCTGTCAGTTACGACACGCATCTGCTCTCCGCCGGTAACCACACATTCCAGGTAGGAGCAACAGATAGTCACGGTAACAACGTTAGCTCTGCCGTAACTGCCAGTGTTAGTAATGCAGCTCCGGCAGCAGGCACAGTTCTTCTAGGAGAGCTGTATGTGTGGAATAATGACAACGGAGACTACGAAGGTGGACGTACCCCACCAGAGGGATATGACGGTTCAGGTGGAAACTGGATTTGGAGCAACACTGGACAGAAGATCGGCTATCTCAACCTACCTGGAAATCCTGATCCCACGCACTATCAGATGCGGGCGTGGTTGTATGGTGAACGTGTCGAGAGTGGTTCAGCAGGGAACGTCATTGTTCTTGATCTTCTAGTAGGTGGTACTTGGTACGAGCCGTGGCAGAATGGCCCCACCTATGGCTTCTACATCTATGTCTGCAATGTCAATGGTGGGGAACAGATAGGTGCGAAGCGTTGGTGTACCGCACAGGGAGTCAATAACGCCATCTGCTTCAACGTTGGTGCGTACTACGACTTCGTACCAAAGTCAGGTTACAACTCGTAAGTCGGAAGTTAGGAGAGAGCATGACAGATTGGTGGAAAGAACCGTACAAAGGTGGTAAGATGGTTCCTGTGCCGGGTTTTCCTCGGCCAGTGTACCCGCCTGATGCAAAGAGTAAGGGTAAGACGCCTAGCACACCTGGCCCTGATATCGAGGCTTACAAGCGAACGGTATCTCGCGCAGGTAGATGGCCGTGGCAGAAATTTGATGAGAAGTTCAGCAATGGATTCTCACATGGAACTAGCGGCAACGTTGGAGAGAGCGGTGTCGCTGGTGTGCAACGTCAGCAGGGTCTTGATGATACTGGCTGGATTGGAGAGAAAACTTTTAATCTGTTTCGTAGCATCCGTGTGCCAGAAGGCAATCCTCATGCTGGTGAGATGGCAATGGACGTTACTGCACAGAACCTCATTGCCGAGGCATGGACGATGTTCGGTGGAAAGGAGACAACCGAACCGTCTCCTGCACCTAGCTCGGTTCGTCAGCGTGCGCTAGACGGAGCTATCAAGCACATCGGTACAAAGGAATCACCAAGAGGCTCAAACCACACACAGTTCGGAAGCTGGTACGGAGTTGACTACCAGCCGTGGTGTGCCATCTTTATGACTTACTGCTTCGAGATTGAAGCTGGTGGAAGTCCCAGCTTTGAGCGCGGTAGCCAGTATGCCTACTGTCCTTATGTCGTACAGGATGCTCGCAACAACAAGAACGGATTGAGTGTCACAAAAGATCCTATTCCTGGTGATCTAGTTCTTTTCGATTGGGACAGAGATGTAACGTTCGACCACATCGGTATCTTTGAGAAGTGGATCGACAGACCACACGGTGTGTTCAGTTCAATCGAAGGTAACACCGGAGCAGGGAACGACAGCAATGGTGGACAGGTCATGCGGCGCGAAAGATCAGTAAGTATGGCACAGGTTGTATTTGTCCGCGTCAGGGAACCGTGAATGGGTGAATGATTTTCATAGACATCACATGGGAGATAACGCTTGTTGGATTAGGCTCTCTCCTAGCTGGTATCGGTAGCTTCTTGGCGGGGTATGCCGCACTCAAAAGAGCTGGCACAGAACCAAAGAAGCCGGAAGGACAGAAGCTAGTCGCGGAAGTAAACACCGAAGAGGAATGGGTGAAAGCCGATGAAAATGCCTAGACCATCAGTTCTGTACATGGCTGCTGCGGTTGGACTAGCAGGCACTTCAGGTGCTCTAGGAGCCGTAGCTATGACAAGCTCCAGTACACAGGCCCCAACGAAAACCACGACTATAAACGTTGGTACAGGACAAGAAGGCCCAACAGGGCCATCTGGCCCAGCAGGAGCTACAGGGCCATCAGGCCCAGCAGGCCCAGGCGGTGGTGCAGAGAGTTGTCCAACTGGTTCTACATTCCAAGCTGTTGTATTGAATGCACCAGGAGGACAAACCGAAATCTGGACATGCGTTAAAACCTGACCAACTAAAAAGGTTGAGGGGTGCGCGAAGGACTGTCGAGGACACGGCGACTCTCTCCCGTCCATCCTCCATATCCGACGCTGCACCCCTCAACGGTGTTATGCTGTTATATCTTCTTACATAGCGCAACCGGGCGGCTCATAGTTCAACCACGGGCTGAACCCTGCGTCTTTGAAATAAGCGTATGCTGCCTTCGCTTGCGCCCATACGCTATTTCCGTGTCCGTATCTAGATCGGGCGTAACTGCCCATTTGGAACATTCCTAGATACTGACCGTTTGATGCCCAGGGACTATAGCTACCTCCAGTTTCGCAGTTGACGATCTTCATTGCCATGCCACAGTTTGGGCCGAAGTAGTAACACACGGCTCTCTGTGCTGATGCGTAGTTCGACTTGCTACTATCTGCTTGGGCTATTGCTGTTGGCACCGTTATAGCTAGGAGCAGAACGAGTGTCAGCGTTAGCTTACGCATAAGTGGTGAATCCTCCTGTGTAGTTTACTAGATGCTGCCGAGTATATGCGGCAGTATTTCTAGTTGTGTATCTTTATCACCCCTTCCTGTGCTGGTTTTTGTTAGCGGGGGCGCTCAATCCAAGTTGTGAGTAGCGCCGCCATCTGTTCGCCAGTCTTGAAATCCACGTATCGCGCGCCTCCACGGAATGTCGTCCATTGCATCAAATGACGCAGAGAGTCCATACCGTGTGGGATGCCGCGCTTATACAGCTTCTTGCTTTTCAGCATGACATCGGTATAGTAGGCTTTACCGACACCTGCATTCTGTAGGACAAGTTCGACTCTACCGCTAGCCTCAGTGAGTTCGTACAATCGAGCCACACCGATGAGCTGGACGGGAAACAAATTGAGGCCAGTCCTACCACGTCCACGAAACTCGAAGTCCTCCATGATGATGATGTCTGGCAGGAACGTGTGGAGTCTGCGCCAGAAGTCATCAACCTCATCAGGCATCTGAAATGGGTAGACCTCAAGCTTCTTATCATCCGTGATGTTGGCGTAAGTGAAGCCAGTCATCACGCCAGGATCGACAGCCATGATTCTCAGCGTCATCTACGAGCCTCCCAAAACAGAGCCAGGATTAGGAGAATGAACAAGACTTCAATGACATGCTCTACTGACACTACTTCTTGGGTGGCAGCGGTGGCGTCAGTGTGGGGGGCATGATACCTGTGGGATACTCAGACGTTTCCATATCACCAGCACCACCCGGAAGAAACCATCCGACCACCATTCCCATACGCCTACCCATTTCCTTAGCTTGTGGTTGTTCCTGTAGGGAGAGCCAGTGGGCTGTTACTTCTGCTGCACCCACAAGTCTCCCCACGTAAAAAGGGAAGTTTGGATTGGTCTGCATTTCCGATAGTTCACTCTCTCTTTCCTTATTACGCCTCATCCGACCCCTCTATTTCGACAGGTGTTTCACTGGCATAGTTGGGAATCAACGCGACAATGCTGAGCACGGTCACGTACAATACCTGATGCCCCCAAAAGAACGCGCCAATCACCGAGAAGATGATTGTCCAGAAACCGAACATACGTCTGTCCTCTGCACTCATCTTTGTGACGAGCCAGTTGGGTGGCCCGTAGATGATGCGCCTCATGTGATTTCCTTCATTGAACCCCAATCTCTACCAACCGAGATATCAGCGAGATACGGGAACTCCCATCCAATCGACTCCTGTGCCGCTGTTTGCATGAAGCCCTTGAGCAGTTCAGAAATCTCATCTACGTGAGATTCACGACAGTTGACGAGGATGGAATCGTGGACTGTGATGCGCGGCTGGGCAATGTGCCAAAGATCGTTCTCCTTCAAGTGCCTGGTAAACTTGATGAGTGCCCAAAGTGTTGTGTTCGCTGCAATGTTCTGAGGTTTGAAATTGATGCCCTCTTTCACTACATGCAGGCGAGCACCCTCATCTGCTGGGATGATGTAGAAGCGCCGCTTATGACCGAACGGTGATTGTATCTCACCCTCGGTCATAACCTGCTGCTCCATCGCTTTAGTCCACTCCCACACTTGTGGGAACCTATCCCACCAGAAGTCTATGTAGTTCTGCGCTTCACCAATCTCCATGTGGTAGAGCTGCGCGAAACTGAACGCGCTCTGCCAGTACGCTACTCCGAAGTTGATGTTCTTTGCTCGGACGTACTGTTCATAGGTGTAATCTTCACCGTAGAACTCTGCGGCAACTTCCTTATGGAGACTTCTTCCAGTGTCACGATATATTCCTTGGAGATTAGTGTCTCCAGACAAGACCGCAATTGTACGTAGCTCAGCTTGTGATAGGTCACCCGAAATGAAGAGACAGCCGGGATCTGGAATAAACGCGGATCTGATGCTTGGCATTCCAGCTTTAGTTCTTGTAATATTTTGAAGATTTGGGTTAGCTGAGCTGACACGTCCAGATTCAGTTCCATGAATTTTAAATTCAGTGTATATTCGTCCATTGGGGAACCTCCGTAACACAAGACCCTCGAAGTATGTCCCGCGTTGTTTGTCGAGACTCTTGAAGTCGTCATAGACCTCAGTGAAGTTCTTGATACTCTCCCGATTGAAGTCAGTACCAAGAGTATACGACGTAAACTCGTTGTTCAAGATTGTCTCACGAACCAGCGCATCCGTTGAACGTTTACCCATACGCTCAATCTTGGGACGCATGAGGTTGTGCTTCAATCCCCAATCCTCGTAGTACAGTTCTTCCATCTGCTTCGGTGAGTTAGGATTCAGACCTGGCTTCTTCACCGCAGTTCGCATCTTAGTTTTCTGCTTGCGAAGCAACGGCCATACCTCATCTTCAAGAATGTCGCAAGCTACGTCAGCATCGAAGAGATTACCCTCAAGCTCAAGAGCTACGAAAGTCTCGCTGAGGTCAATAAGCATGGACTTGTATGGCTTGTCCCATACATTGTCGTTAATAGCACGTTGTTTGAGAACCTCGAATAGACCGAGACATCCGGCTGTATCGAGTCCGTTGTAATTGTAGAGTTCGTGTCTGACTGAGGTTGTTGCGAGGACGCCGGTTTTCTTGAACTGCTGTACAGAGGGTGATTCGTACTTTGTCCATCCGAGTTCGTCTTTGAGTAGCCATTCAAGTGAGTGACCTCCTGCTCCACTTTCAGGATTACCAGGACGCTCATCCAAACACCAGGAGAGCAGCATACTATCCTCATCCACACGACAATCAATACCCTGCGTTCTGAGGATCTTCACGTCGTACTTGCCGTTATGCCAGAGATACGTGCAACCTTCGATATCCCACAACTGACTGAGCTTATCTTCAAAGAACGCCTTGTTGGTACACACGGCTTCTCCGAATACTACAGCCCGCTCGGGACGTATGGAGAAACCCGCACAGACGACTTGTGCTGTATGTCGCAGACCTCCACGCTTTGAATCAGTATCCTTCTGCGATATATCAAGAGAACCGCGAGTCTCAATATCAGACGCGATCAGCGTGGGGTTCTCACAAAGCTGCTCAAGCATCTGATAGAACGCTACTTCGGCTTCCTCAAGCGTGTCCACTATCCGCACCTTCGGCATATCAGGTGTAGGTAGAGGATCAAGCGCGAGCCTAAAGTCTCGTACTAGATCAGGGAATGTTCCATCATTGCGAATCGCTACAGCCGGATTAGAACTGACTATTACTCGCTGTGTTTTCCCGTTTGACACGCGATTGTGGACATAACCGCGATTCCTGGCAATGCTGGAAACGCCTGTAAGGGTTGAAACCGCCTCGACCCCGCAGGCGATTACGGTGTCGGCCTGAGCGATTTCAGCCTCTAGGCGGCTCTCACAGCAAGCCGCAGCCAGCGCAAAGCTGTTGCCTTTCTCTTCTGCGGGGCTTCCCGATTCACAGAGAACCACGTTAGTAGCGATAACTGTGTCACGTGGAACACCATGCACTTCAAGCAAATGATTCAAAACTCTGCCTGACATTCCAGCAAATGATTTGCCAGCCATAGCTTCCATATGCCCAGGAGAGCGTGAAACAACTGCGATCTTTGCATCCTTTGGGCCAGTTGTAGCAGCGAACGCTCTATCCTTGAATGGACATTTGTGACAGATGGCGCCAGGTGCTTTAGGCTCCATAGGGCTTTCCACAGTGGGGACAAGTGATGTCATTGAGTCTCACCCCATTCGGATGACTTCTCGATGAGAACAGTTCTAGGTTCTCAAATCTGTTGTCGTCTTTGATTCCATTCTTGTGATGCACGCTCTCTCCCTTTACTAGCTTGCGCTCTAGTATGTTCTCCATTGCAAGTCTGTGCTCTGCTCTAAGAATACCAGCTATGCGTCTATAGGCATAACCACCATTCCTAATCGACCTCTCACAACCTTGCCATTCTTCGACAGTAACAAGAGGTTCGTGGTAATCCCTTGGGACAGACTTGATTCCGTAGAGTCTGTCGATTTCTTCCGCTTGTAACATCAGTCCTCGTAGTATTGGCTTGGTGGTGGCTCTATTGTTTCTTTGCGGAATGCGTGACCACCCATACCTAGCTCTAGTGTGGTCTGGAACGGCATACTGTCCATCAGATCCTCACGTCCCATTGCTGTGAGAAGCCTGTCAACCGTGACAATCCCCGCATAGTTGATCTTTCCACTGTTGTAGCTCCTGATATTCTTGGAGCTGATGTTGGCTCTAGCAGCGAGCATGGATTGTCCACCCTTACCACCGTGATGAATGTCATAGTCAATGATCCATTCATCGACATATGGCATGAAGTAGCGAGTGTGGACGTACAATCCTTGTCCACTCCCTGTGCGGGTTTCAAACGAAGGTGTGTCGTACATCAGCTTCCTTAGCCTATCGCGCTCAGAAGCCAGAAGTTTCCTTCTGTCTTTTAGCGGCGTAAGCTTTCGATCAATGTCAGTGATTTCCTCGACGATGCCACGAAGCTTGCTAGCCAGTTGAGATACGAAAACCGACTGTTTATCCTCTGCTATCTGACGTGGGCTAGCCGACTGAGACATTGAGCGCCTCTTCTATTCTAGCATATAGATCCTCAATCGTGCTGCTATTTGGTACAGTCACGTCCGTACCAAAGTCTAGGGTTTCGGAACTGTGCGGATCGGATGTCTGCTTGTTGGTGATACGATTGATAAACCAGATAGAGCCACCGAAGTCCCTGACACGCTTGGCCTCATTGCTATACCTCACGTCAGTCACAACTATGTTACGTCCGTGATAATACCCATTACTGGGTAGAGTGTACTCAAGCCAGAAGTCCTGACCGAACACATCACGATGGGCCTCAGTACCATACCGCTGTAGAAATGAACGGAAGTCCATAGAACCAAGATTATCGTGATCTGTAACTCCTTCAAATTCTTTATTCCATCGTGATTGCTTCAACTCTACGATGATTGATTCATCGTTCTTGTATCTGTCTACATCTGCGAAAGAGATACCAAAAAGAGCAGCGATTGATTGCTTCATGGGATCGGCAAACGCCTTACGCTCGAAACCATGCTGCTTCACCAGATACGCTGCTACAGTATCCTTACCACTACCCTTGAATCCTGCGAGTCCTACGATCATTCTTCTCTCTCCTTAGTCTCACGGAACTCACGTCCGTCCAACGAGTGATGTATAACTTGCTTCCCACCATTCTCGACGTAAATGATATCAGGGCCACAGACACACTCATCCGAGTTCGTGTCGTGCTCTATGATGTCATTTATGGGAATGGTATGAACTGTGCTCATGTGATCCAGTAGGCGAACCCACGACCTCTACGTTCACCACGTATGAGTCCACGCTCTTCAAGAGTTTGAAGAACGATAGTCGCATCCTGTGCCAACAAACGATGCTGATTCATGATGTTACTTCTCAACGCACCAGGATGCTCAGCGATAAACTGAACAATCTTCTCAAGCTTCTTCTCGTTCTTACCCTTGCCGGCATTCATAACCATCTCGATTGAGCTTTCTGCCCAACGTTGAGTATATGATGCGGCATTGACTAGATCGAAATCCTCGATTACTATGTTACCTCGCTCGTCAGGCTTCTGGCGTATAGCAGCGAAGATAATAGCGATCTTCAACAGACTACGACTAAGCCTCTCCATCGTGGGAAGCGCCAGATCCGCAGCTATCGAGTCTTTCCCGGCGCGTAACATTCTACTGTCAAACAGAGAGTTCAGCTTCCATGCATCTTCTGTCATCTTTGCGACATAACGTGGAGGCATGGATATTGACTGACCACCGATCTTCTGCTTCACATCGGTAGCATAAGCCTCGTAGATATCTGCGATCGTATCGAGGATTGATTGGCGCTTGGTAGTATCCTCTGTTGTGGGTGGGCCGAGCGGCCGTAGATCGTCGAGTTCTGCATGACCTGAGACAATAATAAATCGTGGCAGGAATCCCGAATCAATAAATGACTCATCAACCGATCCGAAGATCCGGTTAGGAATACCCCCGCACAGGAATACGAATGCTGGTGACTCAATGATGATCGTCTCTTTACGCAAAAGACGCTTTATTATCGGAGGCACGTTATACAGCTCAGTGAAGGTTTCCTGCAAAGCTGCAAGGTACTCCTTCTTCGTCATGCTCTCGAACAGTCCAGATACCTCATCCCTGTAATACATGCTGGCTCTGTTGGGACGATCAGCAAGCGCACCAAGCAATCCCTCTGCCGTACCATCAGTAGCCACGATCAGGTCAGGATCAATCTTCATCAGGAAATCAACAGCCAAACCCATAGCTGTAGTCTTACGGGTAATAGTGGATTCACCGAGAATCATTCCCCAAATGTTGGGGGCGATTGAACCTGCTGTAGTCTCAAGTCTCACACTAGACGAGACAATAGCAGACAGGACGGTGAGCATACTGATGTTGTGAAAGTCCGGTATTGCATCAGTCGCCTCAGTCGCCCACTCTCTGTAAATATCTAGGAATGTCTCAGTAAGTCTCGGATCATCCTCATCCACCAACTGTGGTATTTCTATGAGGTTTGCTCCAACAACAACATTCTGATATTCCTTAGCGGCTTTGAGTACGTCGCGCCATAGGTGTCCTAGTGGTCTACCGTCGCGGGCGTACTTGTTGCATTTGGCATCGAGAGCTACAGCGAATGTCTCTTCCTCACTCATCCCCACTTTCAGGGATACGTGCAGCAATCTCCAAAGGATTGCAGACCAGTCAGCACCCTCTTCTGGATCTTGTGTGAAGAGTGCGAGGAACTGTGTCTTTGCTAGAAGCTCACCATACTTGTAGATGATCTGCTCTGACTCAAGTATCTCGTCGATGTCAGGCATGTTCTCTTCATGAGATTCCCGTTGCAATCCTACATCGGCTTCTAGGATTTCAAAGATAGCTGGCTCTGCTGTGATTTCTGAGAGCCGCTGTAGTTCAACCTGCACAGGGGTATTGTACTTCCAGTTGACAGTCAGAGGGACACGTAGAAGCTGTCCCAAATCCCAGCCCGACTTATCCGCGCCAAGATGGTATGCTAGGCGACGTGAGTAGTCCTCTGCTTGGAATGGAGACAGCTTAGTAGTCATACGCCAGATACCCTGCCACCTACCAGGACTAGAACGCAGCACAATAGGCGGTGGGTAATCACCAATGGCGTCTGGATTTACAGCATCAAGGTCAGCCCACAAAAGATCGGTAGGTTGACAGTTCTCCTTCTTGCGTTCCCGCTTAGTCAGGAGATTGATGCAAAAGTATACGTTGTCCCTGCGCTCAACCCTGAGAATGAAGTTCTCTACACGTTTACATTCTCTAGGCCATTCCCAATACTGTTGCGCGAATGTAGCCTTGGGAGCGCGAGGGTCAGTTGTGGCGGTACAGAGTATACCCTCTGTATCACCAAACAGTGTCTCAAAGAATCTTAGTCTCTGTTCACTTTTCGCGGCTTTCGTTGTCTCTGTCATATCTCCCGTTTACAAATAAGTGAGGGACACCTGGACTCGTCAAAGGACAGGTGCCCCTCACACTTGTTGGTTGCTAGTCCTCTCTGCTTCTCATAATCGGCCCACTAAAACGATACTCAGTCTTGCCGATCTTGAGGTACAGAGTTTTCCACCAACCACTATCAGGATCGCTCGCATCTACAAGCGTCGTGTGTTCCTCAGCAGCATCACCAAGTACACGCTCCCATTCCTTGTAGTCATCGTACTCAAGTTCAATACGAATGCGATCCTCAGTCCTGACAGCGATCTTAGGCATGTTACAGCAGCCCTGTGCTTGCGCCACCTACGAGAGAACCCGCAGGCTTGACACCCTTCACAGGATTGTTGTACTCTCCTTCGATGATGTCACCTTCGCGTGTGCGCTTTGCCTCTCTCCCAAGAACAACGACACACGGCCTACCCTTGTAATCCTCGAAATCAGGATTGAAGTCCTTGGCACGTACAGCCTCTTCGGTATCACCAAGTGCTACGAAGAAGCGTGCAATCATGCCCTTCATCTTCGCAGCCTTCTCCTTATCGTGATCCTTCGGAGGCACCACGAACTGCGTCCACGCATGACGACCGCCGCCATCCTCATCGGTGAGCTTGAACTCCACCTTAATCATCGGAGTACCAACAGGCGTCCTACCACCAGCGTTCTTCACAGCATCCCACGTGATGTCAAACACTTCCGCGTTGTAACGACCAGGATCGAGTGCTTCAAAGCCACCCATATCCGCATCGCTGAGATTCAGCAGGCTGTCATTAGCCATACTCTTTCACTCCTTTGTTCTGTTGGTTTGGTCGCTAGACTTGTCTAGCTACGCCGCTGCCTTTTTAGTGACAGCGGGAGGGTGAATCATATTCCACATGAGCGGAATACTTGGATCGTCGATGAACTCACCAAGCGAATCAGTCCTGTCTTTCGCTTGTACTCTGCGAGTCCCTTGGAACTGCAACCGACGTACCACTTCTCCTGTGCTGTTGTCGTTGTAGTAGTACCCAACGATATCACAGAAGCCAGGTACTTCGCTTGCCAACTTCCCCGAGAATCCAGGGAAGTATTTGGTAGGCTGTCCTTCTTCCTGCCTACTAGCCATACCAGCCACGAAGATCACGTGACATGGAAGATCACGGAACGCACGTACTAGCTTCCTGATGTGAGAGCGATTGATACCGTACTCTCTAGGGGACGGTACATCAACGTCCACCTTATCAGGATTCCTTGAATACGCGGCTCGCATGATGTACCGCATATCCACATCAGCCAGTTCATCCAGCCTGTCGATCACTACAGTCTTGTAGTGCTCAACCCTACTGATTCCCTTGCTGTCCTTTGTGATGGACGCAAAGAGCTTCTCGTAAATCTGATTGATGCCTGGTGTTTCAGGGTTAGGATCATCAATCTGACGTACAGCTTTCACGTCCAAGTCTTGACGATTACGCAACGTCGTCACGCCACCGTCAACGTCCAAGTACAGCACAGGAGCAGTTTCAGGATGATCCATCGCCGTCCCACACAAATGGGTCTTACCCACACCTGGGTCACCATACAGAAGCATGTTGATCCAGTCAACCACTTGTGAAGGTGGCCTCGGTTGAAGGCTGTCTCTGAGTGTCGTAACACTAGAGGTAGCTGTCGTCGTCATCTTCACCGCTTTCGTCGGTACCGTTGATGATAACTAGCGAGGTGCCGTCCAACTGGGTCAGCGGCCTCACGTCAGGAGGAACTGATTGGTTAGACACCTCGCTAGTCTGTGTTGCCCCATTAGCACCATATTGTAGTTGATGCACCAGAGCATAAACTATGTGAATGGAACAAAGCGGTTGACCCAAGAACAGATAATACGACGGCGCACCACAACCGAATGATGTGCAGCCCATCGTACTACTCTGCTCCGTACCTGGAACACTCTTCACGTAATCATTTGGGATAAGCTTGGGGTATTGCGTCTTTACACGAATCCCCATATAACCTTTGCGCGATCCCTTTTTACCGCCGCTGCCCTGTGCGGGTTTTTTACTAGCGGGTGCCCGTTTCTTTGTCTCTGTTAGCCGTCTGATTGTTTCTGCGTCAAGTGGCAATACCTATCTCCCGTTATTACTTCGTGGTTTTGATTCGGAACTCTCGCGCCACACACTGAACAGCGCCAGTATCTCACTCTGCCGATACGCCACGGCATCCACCACTGTCTAACAGCAAAAGTGTGATCGCCATGACACAAAATCGGTACTATCATGTTTTCCGTTACAGAGCAAGGTAACCTAACCGGCTCATAATCCCGGCATCTTGTTTAGTTCGATATCCACTAACACGGCTGTCAGTGAGCCGTCCACCTCAGGTCTGCGCTTGGATGCAGGAGAGTTCCTTTCATCTCCGCTACTCACCCGGCTCGCCTGAGAGCCTTGTCCTGGTTCCGATGGTTTCAGGTGCTTTGTGGACGGCTCGCTCACAGCCGTTTACACCAGTTCTGATCCGCTAACCGCGTAATCATCTGTCGCGTGTCCTGGTGAAGTTGTCATTGATTAGCTGCTCCCAATCCCCACCGTCGTCCTTTGCAAGACACGGTGCGCGGAACTGACAGCCCATGCACTTGTAGTCATTGGTCATGTTGCGGTAGATTCTCACGTCCGGTGCAAGCATATCCATTGCCTGCTGATACATGAGATATCCTGCTGCCTGCAACTGATGTCTGTTGCGGCGCACCTGCTTCCGTACAATGAACTGGTCAGCACCTAGCTCTTGCAACCAATCAACGTAGTTCTGATGCTTCTCCGACAGTTCTTCGTAGAGGACTGGTGGTTCTTGTTCTTGCATCCACGATGTAAGCATATCGTAGGTACAGGATTCCTCTTTACGATCGACACTGAAGAGTCCACCGCGTACCACTGTCGGGGGTTTCGGGAACGCTTTACGGAGCACGTTGTAGATGCACTCTTCCATTTGTTCACCGGCGTATGGCAGGTCATAATACTTAGCCTCCACTTCTGCCGCGTATAGGTAGCTGGTTACTTGTTCGTCGGTATCGAGTTTTTCAAAGAAATCTTCGTCGATCCTACTTGAAGTCTTATGGTCGATGACTCCAAGTTTGCCATTGGGCTTAGACCAAATGGCGTCCATTCTACCACGGTTATGAACCTCCAACTTCTTACCGTAGTTGGGTGAATGCTCGCGTAGATCGGTAGCCTTGAGAATACAATCGTTCTCAAAATCCCAGATCGGGATTGAGAAGTCATGCTCAACGACCAGTACCTCGAAAGCATCGTTGGCCTCCGCGTACTCCTTATAGAATGTCATCATCTGAACGCCTAGCTCACGAAGTCCATCATAGATGTCTCCGTCTGCGTCAGGAAGGATATCCTCAAGCCCTCGTACAACGTACACAGGCTCTACGTCGAGAACCCAATTACCTTTCTGACGTAGTTCCTTACGAGGATTCAGGTCATACACACGGTCTAACCATTCTTCTGTGACGGTGCCTCCACGCCATTGAACGTCAAACCATGTTGTCCACGCTTCGACAGGATCACGCCTAATAGCTTGACCCGGAGCGTAGTATTGTTCTAGTGCCCAATGGATGCCAGTACCAAACCAAAGGTCAGTATTGACACCATGTATGTCAGCCCTGAGACTGAGGTTATTACGTGCAGGCGACGACCAATCCCAATACCTACGACATCTTAGAAACGAACCTCGATCCGAGTTGTGGAGAGGAACGATGTCGTACTTTGTCGGGATTTGCGGCGGACGCCACAAACCTTGCGCTACTGTGGTCACTTGTGACCCTTCCCGTTTGTGTTATTTACGACGGACGCGCTATTTTACAGCGGCTCGTCGGGGGGCAAGCCTGCATCCTAGCAGACTCACCCCCCAATGTCAAGTTATTGTTACCTTTGGGAACCTCTGTTCGTGCTGAGGAAGTGCCAGAGGCGGGCTAAACGATCTTCCCTCTCAGGATGATTCCCTCTTCACGTGCATGACGTTTGCAGTACGCGAGTTCATTCGCGTACACACGGACGGGCTTCTTACAACCCTCAAACGCACACATCGTAGGTGTGATGTGAACAGCCTCACGCGCTTGTCTCTGTTGCCTACGAATCTCAAGTCGCAGAAGCCTATTCAGATCGTTCTTCAAGCTAACCTCTTCGTGGTAGATGCGAGCGAAGAGTGTGAAGAAAGTCTTGAACTGCTTTTCAAGCTCAACTAGCTCACCCGAAAAATCGTTCCTTCTTATTAGCCTGTCTGCCTCAGATGTTAGGGCAGCTACCTTCGGTGCTATGTCGATGATCTTCTCCACTGTCAAGTCTGTAGTCAGAACATCGACTTCATCGAGAATCGCCACAAGCCGTTTTAGATCGGCTAGCTCCTGTTCCTTCTTTGTCAGCAACTCCCGTTTACTGGTCACTGTCTTTGTCCCACGTAAGATCACCGAATGGGCCTTTGGCGTCCTCAGGCCAGTGAGAGATATGCTCAAGTCCTGGTAGTCCAATCTCTGTTTCAGGTTGGATTTCCATGACGAACATCTCAAACTCTCTTTCGGGATCAGTCAGAAACAGAAAGTCATGGATTTCTCCAGCTTTCTTTAGAGCCTCATCCTTCGTAAGACTACGAAAGACAAACTCTATCTCGTAATCGTTCTTCATCAGTCTCCCGTTTCGTTTTCGTCGTCTGGCATGGGATACAGGACAGACAGAGCTTCCTCGTATTCTGCGTCAAAAGCGTATGAGGCTTGCTCTGCTGTCGGGCCTCCACCAGCTAGAGCGATTGCGATAATCTCTCTAGCCTCTTCTTTACTCATCGGCATTTGTGGTCACCGTGATTGCCGCAACGTGAACTGCTGTCATGTGCTGAATCAAGAGTTCCACGTTGTCGATAAAGAAGTGTCTGATGTTCTGTCCTGCATATCGCTCTTGTAGGAACTCGTCGTAGGTGAGTGGGAACCCTATCGACAATCCCATTTCCTCCGCTTGCTTGTTGATGCGGTAAGCCTCGGCATGAGAGTGACACACTATGTATGACACTTCATGCCGAGACTCCGCTACTGCGCACAACCCGATAAGCTGTGATGTGCGGCCTGTCTGTCTGCTGCTAGCTATCACTTGCATCGTTACCACCGTTCTCTTCTATGTCAACAGCAGCCACATCATCCTCGGTGTCATTGTCGCTGCCGCTGTTACCGAAGATGGACTTGAACCATCCGTGCTTCTGATTCACGGTATCCAAGACGCGATAGTCTACCGTGTCTCTTGCGCGAATGTAGATGAGCTGGACAGCGCCAGTCTGACCCGGACGATAGATACGACCGATAGCCTGCTTGTTCTTTGCAGGACTCCATGACTGGTCGATGAAGATTGCCCTGTGCGCTGTACTCAGGTTGATTGACTCAGCACCCAGGTCGAGAGTTGACAGAAAGACCTGATGTTGCTTCGTAGGCCAAGTCTCATGCCAATACTCGAAACGTTGCTTATCACCCATCTCTGCCTTGAGATGCAGAAACGGAATCTTCGCCTTAGTTAGACGAGCAGCCAACATATCGAGCGGCTCCTTGAAGTTACAGAACACGACGATCTGATCCTTACGCTCGTCGTCCCACTCAAGACCCTCGATAACCTCCATTGCTGCATCAAGTTTGGAACTAGGCTCAGTCAACTGAACCTTGATTTCACGCCTTTCCATCTTCTCGTTCCACTCGTCACTCTTGACAAGCGGCGTGGCATCACTGATCTGACGCAGACGATTGAGCATCGACAGGATTGTCGGGCTATGCAGCGGAACACCCGCTTGATCCAAAGCCCACAGTTCATCCTGAATACCCTGATACATCTTACGCTGCACAGGACTCAGATCCACACCAATCACAGTCTCGATAGGCTCTGTGATATCAGGGAAGCACTCGATCATCGTGCGTCTTACGCCGACGCTCCTGACCAGTTGCTTGAACTCTTCCTCTGCCTCAGGCTTGATACCTGTGATCTTACGGTATCCACCAACGTCGTCCTCTTCACAGAAGTGCTCACGAAACTTCCAGTACCCTGTGCTGTTGACCATGTTGGCATGTGGACTCTCACGCTTCCCACTAAACAAGAAGTCAAGCAGCGACCAAATCTCTGCCGGGTTATTCACGAAACCTGTCCCGGTCATGATGTGCTTGTAGTTAGCCTTGATCTTCTTGATGTTGCGAGTCCACTGTGCGTCGTAGTTCTTGAGCCTGTGTGCCTCATCACAGATGACAAGATCCCAATGCTTCGTGAGAAGCTCAGCGTTACGAGGGATCACCATATCAATCGTGCCATCAGGCAGAAGCTTCGGACGCTCAACCTCTTTGCCATTCGTGAGCGTGACCTTCATCTTCTTCTGCTGCGGAATGCACGACCTGTTGGTGAAACAGTGGTAGTGCGCGAGTACAACAACCGGCCTCATATCGAGCGGCGTGGGAAGATTCACGTTCCACGGTGTCACTCGATCCTTGATAACCAGTGAAGTCTTTTTGGCATCGACGTTGTACACGTCCCACTCAGGCAGGACTTCCCACAGACTCTCAAGATATGGCCCTTTGCCAGTCTTGGTAGTGATGATGAGAACCCTGGGATTAGGGATATGCTTCGTCTTTAGCTCAAGCAGCCACTCTGCTGTGCTGGTCTTGAAACTACCCATCTCCGACCAGTTAGCAGAACCGTTAGGAAGCTCAGACATATACGCAAGATCCTGTTTCTGGAAATCTCGGATCTGAAACTTACCTGACGGCTTAGGCTTGAGCAACGGCTTGCGTTGCTTCACTTCAGTCACTATCCGACCCCTTCCTAGTCATTCATTCTCCCGTTGTGATTCACAAACCACGCGAGTTCATCCATGTTCGCGTTGAAGATCGTATCGACAAACTCGTGTACTTCGTCTAGTGACATGCCGTTGTCGAAGAGTTTGTGAACGATAGTCGCACACTCAGTCAACTCTTCTGTCAGAACCTTCGGCTCGTCAAAGTCTTGCGGAGTTAGTTCGTCGTCCACTATTCCTCTCCCGTTAGTTCGCGTAGCACTATTGCTAACGCTTCGGCCTTGCTGATCCTACGTTCCGAGTACAGATACACGTACCGGCGTGCGTAACGACGGCACAGGGAGTGGCGACGACAGAAGATCGCAAAACGCCGTGACCTTCTTATCGGTTCGCCACAAACTATACACTTAGGTATGTCAAACGGATGGTGTACGACAACATCAGCAGCCGCATTACCGGCGCTTAGTGTAGTACAGTCAATACACCAACCTGTGACTTCATTCAATCCCTTTGCGTCAGTGAAGTTGCCGCAACTAGGGCATACGCAATCTTCACTCGATGTTACGTTGGGAAAGTGCGGTAGTGGGGAAGAACTCATATCTGGCGCAAGTCAGATACGAGCCACTTCCCCACTACACCGCGTTCGTGCCAGAGGCGCGGTTCGCTGGGTAAACGGGAGTAAACCCCACGACGCTGCCGGACTTCACTGTACCATAGTTCGGCGCGTTTGTCAACCCTGCTAGGTGCCACGTCCACTTGAAGTGTGAACCATCGGTAAGCTCGACAGCCACATAACCCTTGTCGAACAGGGCGAAGATGTAATCCTCGCCCCACGTTGCAATCTCACGACTGATGAACTCTTCCCTAGTCATTGCAACCCCTCCTTGTTACTGAAACACTAAACAAAAGAGTATCCCTACCTCGCCCCAGTTACTTACGCGCTTTCACTGGTTTGAACCACCCTTCCCAACCATCACATCAACATCTTATCAGATGTCCTCGGGATACTCAAGACAAGCACTAGACTTGTTGAACTAGCGAATGTTGTTGCGATCCGGTGAAGGGTGGCAACTGTCTCCGCTAGTTCAACAAGCCTACCCACGTTTGCACGTGAGTAGGCTTGTCTCTCTCCTAAGCTTGTGCGATGTTACGCAACAGCCTCGGCAAGCTCGGCCTCGATACCAGCGACGACCTTGTTGATGAGATACACGTTCTCACCATCAACGATGACGTCGATCTGATCCGAACCCTCAGGAGCACCCTTACGATCCTTCGAGTTCTCGAAACCCTGCTTGAGCGTCTGAGCCTTCTTGTCAGCAAGCTCAGCCCACTGTTCCTTCACAGACACGCCGTTGTCACCAGACTCGATGAACTCGACGAGCAGCGAATCGTACAGACCCTTGGTGCGGCGCTTCGCATAGATGGCACGCACTTCGTCGGGGGAAAGCGGCATTTTCATTCTCCTTGTGTTCGTGTTGACAGTGTTAGCTGCCACGGTTTCCACTTCAACAGGCGTTTCAGTGGTTGTTGCGGTCTTGCGCGGTCTTGCCATTTGTCTCTCCTTCTTGGTTAGCCACTCTCTCTTCTAGCTTGACTAACCGTGATTCGTGGTTTCGCAAGGCTTCTACCACGTTGAGGCGATTTTCGTCGGCGGGTGAAAGACTGTCCCGCCACGCCTCAAGCTTCTGTATCCTCTGTGCTTCTGAGGACACTGTACCACGTGCCCGCACCGATGTCAACCCCTCGGACGTAAATATTTCCTCAGAGGGCGGGTGACGTAGAGCTACTACGGACGGATTACCAACCGCACCACGCTCTAGCATTACCACACACGGATCATAGCCATCAAACAGAATGGCACGGATCTTAGCGTAGTAGGTTGCCGGTATACCCAACTCCCTATGCAGTAGCGTCAGTCTCGTTTCTACGACTTCACACTCAAACTCAGCGTCGTATTTTCCCAACGAAACGAGCCTGTCGTACAACGTGCGGGTATGACGCTCTAGCGCAGTAGCCATTAGATTGCTAGGCTCTCTTGTTCCACACGCTTGACTAGCCAGTTGGTTGTGAAGCAGTACCGACACATCTTGACTGTGCCGTGTTCCTCGGTTGTGACTTCTGCGACGACTTGTACAGGCTCGTAACCTTCTACCTCACGGTACTTACCATGAGGATCGTCACACTTCTCGTTAGCACAGAACTCCTTATCCGAAGGATCAGTGTGTTCTAGTGCGAACCATGCCTTATAACTACGATCCGTGAAATCGACAGCCTTCTTGCGACCACCACCGCCAGTACGCGGAGCACTCTTCTTTTCGAGAAGTGCTCTGATCTTACTCGGATCAAGCGGCATCTGTTTCACCCACTTGGATCAGTCTATTGGCTTCATTGCCAATGATTCCGTTTACAAACTGTTCAAGTGTTAGATCAGTTTTGAAAGTTTCCTCTGCGAGTGCAAACCACTGTTCTTCACTCAGTTCAACTCTCATCACTTTTCTGTTTCCTGGTTGATACAACGGAACCGTTGGCATGTTACCTGCTAGGCGGAAAGCCTAGACCAGTATGGCTAGCTGATGCTTGCGCCGCAGCTACAGGATCAGCAACAGGAAGTGCGGTAGGCGTGACAACTGCACCAACAGGGGGAGCATCCTGACGCGCCGGTACCACCTGATAGCTCTCAGTGATGCGCTCCTGAATCAGCTTCACAGCATCCTCAAGTGCGCTACCAAGGATAGCAGCGTTAGGAATCTCCTTACCGTCGATCGTCATACCAAGCTCCATGTTCACCTTGGTATACTTGTCACGTGTCTGCACCTCAGATGTGTGTCTGAGTCCAAGCTTTGCCATTAGTCAACCTCCTTCTTTGCGGCAGGATTGATTTCGACACCAACGTTAGCTGTCGTATCATCCTTGCTCGTTTCGATCTTGATGAAGATAACGTCCATCTCTGCGTTATACTTCACCGTTCCCGTTTTGTCACCACGTTGTACACTGACAGTGATAGACGGATTGACAGCGACAGCATTGTACGCTGCCTCCAACTCCATCCAGAAAGATTCAGGCATTACTAGACACCCAACCAGGAGCAAGTACCTTCTCCACTGTGAACCATCCACAGGGTGTGGTACTACCGTCCTTCTTGACCCATGCCTTCGTGACCTTCGTACCATCACGATCCACACCAGGCTCGTACTCGATGGTGTACGTGTTACCATCCCGAAGCTTCATCTTCGGAGCACGTGCCTTGAAAGCCTGCTGCCACGTGATCCTGTCAAGCGGGTTAGTCCAGTTGAACGGCTGTGGCTTAGTACCCGAATCGCTTGTCATGCGCCTCATCTCCCGTTAGTTTGCTTGTAGCGAAGTATTCGCTATCTTCCGGCCCGATAGGGATTAGCCTGACCAGTTCCCACTCGACAAGCCACTCCCAAATCTCTTGTTGTGCAGCGATACTTGCCTCTCTATGACCGGCAGGCTTGTTAGCATCTGTCATTGGCCCAACAATTCTGAACCAACTGAACCTCTCGATGTTGACGAGTCCGTCTTTGTAGATAGCCAGTGTTACGTTACACCTATCCATCACAAGCCAGTTACTCTGACTCGGAATCTTGATGGTGTACGTCGTGTAGAACTCCTTAGCCTCTGGCTTGTTCTCTACTGAGAACAGATCAAACCCTTCATACTGCGGTTTCGTCACTCACTACCTCCCACAGTTGACCGAATGGAAACTTCTCCACGTTAGGCGAACAGGCATCGAGAAACCTCACAGGATCGAAGTCCTCGTTATCCGCTTGAAGCCTGATAGCGACACTAACAGCGAAGTTCACCAGAGTCACACCAGCAACCATCAGGTTCATTCTGACATCAGCGAAGTCCACGTCTTTCAAGTCCTCGCTGACGTAGGGCTGTATGTTCTCGCGGAACTGTTTTGCGAGAATGTTGTAGTGTGCTCTGTGAAACAGCTTGCGGTTGTAATCAGCTTCCCTCATGCCTACCCTTCAGTTGTTCTAGCACGCGCCTCTGTGCTAGCTGTTGTTTACGACGCTCAGCGCGACTCTTACCCTGTGCGGGGTTTAGAGTATCAGGGTGGTGCGGCATACGCCGAATAACTAGGTCATCCAACGTTACCAACACTTCTTGATCTGCGATCTTGTAGTAGGGCGCTGTGGGAACCGGCATTCTTACCCTAGCTGCCACTACCATCGTGCTGTAGTCACTATTGGTGCTGACTAGCCTGACACGTGTGCCACCGGACAGGCTACCCTTGGTGCGCGTGAGAAACAGGCGAGCCTCTTTACTAGCGATGTCCACGTGGTATGGATCACTCATCAAAATCGCTTGTGTCCTCGACACGTGTTAGCCCCCTTCTGTAAGCTTCTCGACGACGTTGTGACGTGTCACGACTGATGATTGCCATGAACACGATCAACCCTGTGAAAGCGAACGTGATACCTAGCAGCAACGTTACCCATTGCCACGTCATGCGATGTTTACCTCCTGAACTTTGAGTTGACTACGGCCTCGGCACCAATGATGAACCACTCGACATCATTGGTAGTCATGCTACGTGTGCCAAACCCCTTTGGAGTGAACGTCCACCGCAGACCAGGCATCTGACCTTGAACCATCAGATCATCGAGGATGATGCCAGCCTTGATATACTCCAGAAGTCTGGAGTAAATCCGTTCCTTACGCCTCCGTTGATTCAGCGTTCTCATCATCCTCCATTTCCATCACCGCAAGATCATCCTCGGTTAGCAAAGACTCGACAGTTACCGGGGACTTGTCGTAGAAAATCTCCGACGTTGAGTAAGACTCGTCGGCTGTGTAACCCCAGCGAGACAGATCCTCCGTGATAATCTGAAAGACCTCACGAAGCTTGAGAAGATACTGACGCGAATCCTCATTGTCAGCATCGTCAACAGTGACCCGGTAGATAAGCGTCTGCTTAGGCATGTTACTTGACCGTTACCTTTCCATCACGCACGACGATGTTGCCGTAGAACGAGCGCTTGGTGTAAGGATCAGGCCCGACGAATGTATACGTACCATTCGGAGCATCGGAAACCGGCCCGGAATACTCGTTGCCAAACATACTAGTGGCTTCAAGCTGAACCGAGCTAGGATCGACAGTCACGGCCTCTTTGATTTCCTTCTTGCTCTTGGGCCTGTTGTACTTGATGTAGATTCCCTGCGTCATGCTTTGTTACCTCCCGTTTAGCGTGTGAGTTTGTAGATTTCGACTTTGGTGTGACACTTGGGACACTTGCTACCAAAGTTGCGCCGCTTCATGCGATAGCGGGTGACTGACCAGCCACACTCAGGACACCTGATTTCGTAGTTAGGCTTGGCTGTCGAGACACCATTACTACACGTGCTGCTAGGATTGGCGCCAAGCTCGACAGCCTTACGACGCCACGTGTAATCGTGGCCGTGATCTGCACCGACCAGCGCATGAGCTATCTCATGCAGCACAGTATCGGTAATCACATCGTCAGGCGACTTGTAGATGTAGTGCTGACTGAGCGTGATGAGCTTCTTAGGCTCGTGATAACACATGCCCAAGAAGGTCTTGTGATTGCTGAACTGAAACCTCCAGCCCTCGTCAATCAGCCCGTACTCAGTCATAAGCGTGATTGCCTCGTTCCTAGCGGCAATCAGCTTTTGCACGTAGGGACTGTTACTCTGTGGACTAGCTGTAGACATTGTGCCCACAACCAATCTGTCCACAGTCCCTACAGAACTCTTCATCATCGAGCGGCGTTAGATCAGTGACGTCAAACGTCCAGTCTACATCGTCACCAATCATGTGAGCTACGACACGCGACTCGTCCTCTTCTTCATCCCAATCGTCCCACCCTGTATACTCTCCATCTTCATCGTACACAGGATGAGCGATCTGCTCTTTCACGTGGCTAGTAACACGCCACGCTACTCCACCATGACCCGCTGCTTTGTAAGCAGGCTCGAAGTCAAAAGGTGTTGACATTTGTTACCTCCCGTTTGAAAGCCCCCGCTAGTGAGTTAGTGGGCGAATGGCTGGACTATCAGACCTGCTTACACATGCTCTGCCCATCGCTACCACTCATTACCGCATGTTTGACTCACCAGCGATTTTACGCTACCACCAGAAGTTGCTTTCCTTGTCTAGTGGGTCGTCCTTGTGCTGATCTGCGCGAATGCCATACAAGCCGATTCCGAAGAACAAAGCAAGTACACCAATCACGATGATCGCAGCGAGGAACACTCCGATTACTAGACCCACTAGCTTACGCGGTAAACGCGATCTTCTGGCAATCCCACTCGACGATCTCCTCGACACGCTCAGGAGTCGTGTGAGCAGGCGTGATCTTGAACTGGCCTGTGGGCCTTGCAACACACACGGCCTCACGATCACAGTAGTAGTGAAGCGTGACGTCCTTGTCGGTATCGTCATCCTTGACACCAGGCAGAGTCACCTTGAGAGAGAAGTTGTTGTCGTAGTCCTTCTCAATCTTGTAGCCCTGACTACGTGCGAACTTGGCAACGCTGCTGAGAGTCTCGATGATCTGAGGCACGTCAAGCTCCGAATCCCAACAATACTCCCAACCCCTCGCAGTTGCCGGGTTAGTCGGATCGACCTCGACAGGCTTCTTGTAGTCCTCATACACCGGATTCTTGTGCTCCACGCTGATGTACGTGGTATCCGGCGTATACGGCAGAGTGATTCCAGCCGTGCTAAACGCTTGCAGGTGCCACGCTACGATCTTGTTGTAACGCTTCCTGTCACGCTTCACACGCTGCTGGAAATCCTCAAGCTTCTCGTTGTCCATTTACTTCTTACCTCCCGTTTCTCCCACGTATGGGTTTGTGTTATTTGTCGTTGCCTTTTGTCAACCGGCTCACTTCCTGCCTAAAGGCTAGCACAGGGGGTGGTGTTTGTCAAGGGGTGGTGTTAGTTCGTGACTTCCCACAACGTCCGTGGATTGTGGCAAGCGGGTGCGGTGTGGTAACGCATGGGATCTTCGCCTTCATAGATCAAACCCCACGCTGTACCGCCCCAATCTGTCGTGTACTCCACGACCTTGATAACACGCGGATCTTCGTTGTCGTAGTAACCATCGCCAGCGATGATTTGATCTACGATTTCCTTATGCGTGACTGACGCCATCACTCTCCTTGAAGTAAGGCCAACCAGTCGGGATCGTGTAGCCATCGGTGTTCACTCTGTACTGTGAACCATCGTCGAGCTTGACTACCACAGCACCAGCCGCACACTGTTTCAGCTTTGCAGGCCCATCTTGAATAAGCTCGCTAAGCTTCTCAGTCTGCAACGGATAGACTGTGATGGTGTCGTCAACTTGCGGCATTACTTGAACCCCAGCTTTCTCAGGATGTCATCCTGTTCAGGTGTAGGCTGTCCAAGGATGCGAGCAGCACAGATCGGCCCCATTCCTCTGAGTCTTGAGTCAACCGCAGTTAGAGTACGACCGCAGTATCCACAGACACCAAGACGAATCCCATACTCATTCATCGCGTTGATTGGGTCTTTAGCGATTTCAGTGAGGATGAGTGTTCTGCGCCGGATATCCTTGACAGGATAGAAGTAGTCAGACGCTTGAACCTTGATGAACGTGTAGCCTGCCCATCGTGACGGCGGCTCAGGCTTCTCGATCTTGAAGAACTTTTCCTCACCATCGAAAGGATCGACAATGAAGTAATGTCCCTTATCCACCTTCTGCTCAGCTTCCGCCAACTCCACCTGTGCGGGGTTTGGTGCTTTCAACTGTGCAGGCTCGCCAACCTTGAGAGGCAGCAACTTGAGAGCAGCCAGGATAAGATTGACTTCCTGGTTAGTCGCGTTCTCCAATGCAAGCGGCGTGTTCAGCCATGCTCGCAGTTCAGGAGAAGCTAGCTCACTATTCAAGTCGCGCTTCTCTGCCAGTTCAGTCATGTACTTGACTTGCGCGGGGGATGCCATTAGTCATTCACCACCTTCCATCCAAAACTCTCCCACCTTGCGACAGTAGGGAGTTTGGTTCCTGTCAGTATGACCCGTCTTGCAATGTAAGGATCACCACTGTGAATCCCCTTTGAATCTTGTGAAGTGTGGGGCCAACACTGGTCGTACCTCAGCATATCGAAAGGAAACTGATAGTTCCCCTCGACAATGAACGTGTGAAGTTTAGGCATCCTCGTCCTCTCCGAAGATTTCGTCCTGACACTTCTGACACAGACCCGAGATACGATACTCACGTCGTGAGATTTCGTTCTTGAAGTCTGCCATGACTACAGGCTTACCACAGCCAAGCGGCGGCTGGATACACTTGTTGTCATGGATCGCAGTAGTCCTACCTGAGATACCCTCCAAGAACTTCTCAATCTCAGGAGCCTTCTTAGTAGGCTCAGCCATTCGTGTTGCCTCCGTTTCTTTGTGTTTCAGTTGAAGGTGCAGTAGGTTGAGAGCAAGCTAGTCAATCACCTTGCGCTTAGGCATATGATTGACTAGCTTGCTCGTTGTACTAGACCAGTTCGGCCTCGATAGCAGCCTCAGCCTCGTCCTCGACCTCGACAGTACCGTTAGCGGTAGTCTCAGCGAGAACAAGTGCCACGCGAGTCTTGATAAGGATGAACACGTGACCATCGCGGTTCACGATGTCAACGGCATCCTCCATCTCAAGCCTCTTAGCAGCGTTGCTAAAGCCCTGATAGAGAGTGGTAGCAGACTTCTCAGAGAAGTCAACCGGCCAAGTCTCAGCGACGTCCACACCAGCCTCGTCCGACTCGTAGACTTCCATCAGCCTCTCGTCGTAGATGCCCTTGGTGCGCTTCTTCGCCATCAGACCCTTGATCTGTTCAGGGGTAAGTCCCATGTATTTCACCACCTTTCATGCGGGGGTTGCCTTACTATCTACAGAGTACACGACACGTGGACGCTGAGATGTAAGGAATTTGTAAAAGGATCAAGCCTACCGTTCCCGTAGTCCGGTCACGCTCGTTTGTTTTGTGACCATATAGGGCGTGGTAGGCTTGAATGGGAGCCGGAGGATTTGAACCTCCACGTGTTAGCCACGACAGCGGGGTTACAGCCCGCTACATTATCCAGTTCTGTCAGACTCCCGTGTTATTCACCTGTGTCAGACTTCCATACAAGCCTGTTACACATGGAGCACCGGCGCTCAAAAGGCCGCACAGGAGGATCGCACTTAGCGACAGTCTCTCTACCCTCCATTGGTAGACCACAAGGCTTATCACTCAGCTTTGCGATCTGCTCCGCATACCACAGCTTGTCATTCACTGGTATCACCAGTCCCGTCGTGGATGAAGCTTGTGAGCTTGACCATCTCAGGTCTACCAGGCTTGAACTTGATGTCCACGCTACCAGGATTCTCTTGTGTCCTGGCGAAGATGATCGTGGCAGCTTGGCGCAGGATCTCATTCTCACGATTCTTCTTCTTCTGCGCCATGACGATTTCACCTAGTTCCTTGTTCAGTTGACGCCTCTCAGATTCACGCTTAGCCCACTCGACCCTCTCACGATTGGCCTCATTGAACTTAGCCTTGAGACTATCGTAACGAGGGTCAAGCTTGTTGACGAGAGTGAAGCCTCCGGTATCAGGGTCGTAACCGATAGCCTCCACTTCCATCTTAGGCTCGAAGATCACCAGTTGTGACAGATACGCGATCTTCTCGGGAGTCAAGTCAGGCCACCGATACCAGCCAGTCTTGAGGTTGCTGTGGCAGTAGCCATGAACGGCTAGGACACCACCGATCTTGTACCACTTGTCGTTGGGTACTGGCCCTGATTCAGTCATGCCTTGATGATCCCTTCGTTGATGAGGTGCTGCTTGAACTGATCGACCACTGACTGGTTGCTACCCTTGAAGCCATAGGTAGCCTTGACATGCGCGATAATGCTTCTACCGCTGCTATGCCGCATCCCTAGCAGTTGCAGCTTACAGGCGTGGTACTGTGCTAGCTGCTGAAACGCCGCAATCTGGTCAGGCGTGTCAAACACTTGGATACCACTGTTTGCGTTGTAGCTGTCTTTCACTTGAGGTTCACTCCTTGTCGGATTAGGTGCTGCCTTATGTCAGCAGCAATCTCTCTAGCGGTTCGGTGGATTGGGCTTGTGTGATCTGCGCCACAGCCCATGCAAACGATGTCACCAATCGCGTTGGGCACTTGTGCGAGCTTTCCGTTGTAACGCTCCAGCCGCAAGTGTCGCAGGTTAGGACAGGTAGTGCTCTGTTGTGAGAGAGACATCCTTCTCCTTACGCTGCGCTGCGATGTTCTGACGCAGGCTTGTCCTGTTGTGAGGCTTATATCTGTCCTTCCACATACGATCGAAGTGGTAAGCCATCAGGTAACGCTCGCTGTCGTATGCGAAGTCTGTGTAGACCTTGAACACCATGCTTGCCACTCCTTTCGTTGTGTTTGATTTTGCGCTCAGTAGGTAGGCGTGGCTGCCGTTACCGTTGGTATGGCAGGTTCTCTGACGCCTCGTTGTGACAGTAAGCAGCCCCCATCGGGATTCAAACCCGAATCTCCGCTCGAAACAGTCGAGTAGTCAGTTAGTCAGACTGACCTTGGATTTATGAGAGTGACTAGCTCCGCTACCAACGGCGCTCTATCCTTGAGCTATGGGGGCATGATAGCCAAGTTGTCAACTTAGCTAAGAAATCTCATGGCCCTTACTGTGCCCTACTGTGCTGCATTTGTTACCGCCAGCCAGACTTGCGTAGCTGGGCTTGTGCTTCCGTTGCGGAAGTGTATTGCCTGTGTGAGAGAGTTGAGTGCTTGTCCTTGATAAAGACAGCACCGGACTTGTAGATGTTGCAGGTATAGCCAGTACCCACCTTGTGCATCACCTTGCAGGGCTTCTCTCTCATGGTTGGCTATGCCTTGTTGTTGCGCTTGGCCTGCCGGATGGCCCACGCCATGCGCCAGTTCTTGATGTTGCCCTTGAGGACACCGCGCGTGTAGATGGCCTGCGCGTCGTTGTGGACGTACATTTGTAAACCCTCCTTTGTTGACACCTAGCGGTGCTCACTAGGCTTGTCAAGCTAGCCTGAGGCCGATTACGTTGAGTATGCTTTCATAGGGGAGTACCAGAGGCTCTCGTGATGAGCTTGGCCCGAACTAATCGCCTTTCACGTTGGAAGTCAGACTAGCTTGACGAGCCTAGTAAAGCGGCTCGTTGATGAATGTTGCGGGGCGAAGCAGGAAGGTACGCCTGTCACCTACAAGCTTGCGGGTCTTGATGTAGTTCTCACAAGACCCACGGCTGCCCCAATGGACAGTCATGTAAGCTTGCACGTTCATATCCCAGACGATGACAGACATTCACTTCCTCCTTACATGTGGTTTCTAGCGGACGTAATCCTCGCGCCGGTTGTACGTGGGCACACGAACGATGTTACCGTTCATGTAAGTAGTGGTAGGCGTGGTAGCAGGCTCGGGCTTGATGAACGCCGGCTGTGAGATAGCGACCATCTCGGCGCAGTAGAGGTTCATGTAGTGCGAGCTACCCGGCTCGATATCGAAGCCTTCCACCGTAGACGACGGATCGAAAAGCTGATCCTTCGTGACATACGACTTGGTATCGACACCATACCGAGTGCGCGCAATCTTGGCGACCCAGTTGCGATTCGCGTAAGACTGGAAACGAAGCTTGCGGCCATTTGCGAGCTGGCTGGCAAGCCAAACAGCGGTGTCCTTCGTGATCGTGAAGGACTTGCGCTGCGACGGATGAAGCAGGGGCATGTTTGTTTAGTTCTCCTTCTTGTTGTTGGTTTGTAAAGCGACCCTATGCAAGATAGCAAGGGTTTGTAAAGCACACGGCCATTGTGGGATTTGAACCCACGCGGGTATTCATGCCGCGCCATCCTCACCAAGCGTAACCAGCGTTACCCATAGGGATACTGGATATCTTGGGTCTTGGTAGAATACAACCGTGTGCTTTACAAACCCTTACGGGTTTGCTACTTCTTGGCTGCGGCGAGAAGTGCCACACCAAGCGAGCCGAGATTGCTCTGCTTGGGATGTTGGATCGCCGCTTTGATCTTCTTCTGAGACACGATTTTACTCCTTCCTTCCATTGAAGTCAACTGCGTCAAGACAAGCGAACGTGTGTTCGCCTTGCGCAGGGGCCACTTAGATTTTCTAGACAGCGCCTCTGCAACGCGAACGTATGTTCGATCGCCCGGTTTTCATACTACACTTACTACAACTACTACTTAGTTATATATAGCTATTTCTAGTTATCTCCTTTTTCCGGGGGAGCAGACTTTCAGAGTTTCAGAAGTGCCAATCTTGACAACACCAAAACCCCCCATTTGCAGGGATTTTGGCACGTGGATTGGATCGTTCCTTACACCACCTTTACAATCTGTTCGACTGTTCTAAGGTGGTGTTCGTACCAGAGCTGGCTTACGCCCGGTACGCGACCACTTCTGTGTCTGTGACGCCGTTGTAGAACACGTAGCCATTGGGCATCGTTCTGACCAGTCCCTTGCGGGATCTGCGCTTCGTACCCTGCTTGCCCTCGAAGCGACCGAACTGAGCGGGCTTGACTTGTTGATTCTCAAGTCTTGCTTCACCCGCAACCCTTACCAGGGCGTTCGTCTTAGGCGCCCTATGCTTGACCGGCGCCATCAGATCACTTATCTGACTTACTGTGAGTCCCATTACCTCACCTCCTTCCTACTAACTACATAGTGCCTTACTCCACACTTTTCAAGTGTATGGAGTTTGTAAACTGCAAGTCTTATCTGCTCACCTGTGCCTTACGGTATTTTGTCCGTTTATGGGGGCTTCACCCGTCCCCGAGGAAGGCTACCGATTTATCACAGACTTCAGACCACAACCCGATTGGCGCCTTACAGGGCATTACGTGGATTTTGACTTGCAGTTTACAAGCGCCATGCCTGAAAAGCATGCTTTGCACGCTCTCACTTGCTTACTAACTACATAGTGCCTTACTCACTCCATCTCAAACGTAAGGAGTTTGTTAGGTGCAACACGGGGCTGCGCTATCTCACGTATCCCAGCCTTATGTGGCCGGCCATCTGTGGACGCACGCGGTTATCACAGCGTGTTGTCTTGCACCTAACAAGCGCCTTGCGCTTGCCTTACTACACTCCATAGTGCCAGTCAGCTTGCGACTGAAATGTATGGAGTGTGTTAGTGTCTGTCGCGCTTGCGCCAGATACCAACTTGCGCGTAGATCCCTACTGCCAGTGTTACTGGCAGCCAGAATCCAACCCACGCCCATACAAACGTGGGGCTTGCGATCCAAGCCAAACTTTTCACCTCCTGTGCTTGCCTTTACTTGCGGGGGGCGTTTGTTCGGGCTTGCACTATTCAAGGTAGCCGGCGGCCTGTACACTCAAATGTAAGGAGTGTGTGAAGTCGCGAATCTCATTTCACGACATCCGATTCACGACAAAAATGTCGTGTATCGGGCAGGCTAGGTAGCCGGCCACCTAATCGCGCACACGACTAATCGCGCACACGACTAATGCAGGACACGACTAGTCCACGTGGCGCATACGCGCCCCGTGTCCTACCGTACCCTCCAGGGCGTATCCTCTCGCCCTGCACACTCCAAGGTACGCCTACCCCCCGAATCCCAAACGTAAGCATAGTATGAAATCTCGCCTAACAATCTCATCACGTAGGCAATGCCTACAATGCCTCTGTAAGGCTCTGTAAGCCTCTGTAACGCGTAGCACCCCCCAAGTGGCACTAGTTGACTCTAAACCGCTCGCAGGCGTTTTACCTGCAAATGGGCACTATTTGGGGCGTGTCCCACGTGACGTATGCAGGACACGTGGAATCGACACGTGACACGCCCTATGCACGTGTCACGCCCACGTCAGGTACGCTGGAATCTCACCAATCGAGTCGCGCCCCACGCGGGGCGCGGGAATGGAGTACAGCAATGGACATGTTTGAATCAGTCAAGCGGCAGGCGCGGCTAATCGCCCGTGTCAATGCTGCCGCGTGTCCCACGCCCACGTGGGCAATACCGTCCACGTCGGACACGTCACGTCAGGTGTACGCGCCCGTGTCCACACTGGACACCTGGACGCCCACGTACACGCCCACGTGGACGCCCACGCCCCACGTGGACGAGTCGCGCCCCACGCGCCCTGCACGGTACGACTGGATGCCTGGACGCCTGACGTGGACGCCTGGACACGCCCGTATGCAGCGCTGGACGGTACGCGCCTACCTGGACATCGTGAACCGTGAACGTGTCGCGCTACTGGACGCAATCGAAGCGGCAGACAAGCGCTACCTGGACGCCAAGCGGGGTGGGCGTGTCGCAGCTGCATACGCCCGTGCAGGCATCGTGCAGCCCACGCGGGACGGGGCGTGGGACGAATGGTCGCAGCCGGAGGTGATAAACGCCCGTGAGACACGCGCCGCTGAGCGTGGGCGTGGACACGTCAAGCGCGCCCCAAGCGCTGCACGTGTCACGTCACGTGACGCCCATGGTGACCCGTGGGCGCTGCGCAATCTGACGACCGTGGGACACGCGACGCTACCGGGCGTCACGCGCTACGGCATGGACGCAATGGACGCAATCCTCACGCGCCCAATGCTCGCAACCTACCGTGTCCTGCATACCGCACCGTGGGGCGTGGACATTCACGGGGCGTACCCTGGACACGCGAAGTGGGGAGAGTACGTGCCGCGTGTCGCGCCCGTGGACGCGCCCACGTGGGGCGCCATCCTGCCTGTCCACGTGGACGAGGATACGCCCACGTCAGACACGCCCACGTCAGGTGTCACGCCCACGTCGGATGTCCAACGCTACGCGGCGATCCTGGGCGTAGCTGATCCGACGGCCGCGCAAGGGTAGACGCCCTACACGTGACGCGCCCTACACGGGGCGCGTCACGTGGGCGTAGGTGGTCGACCACCTGCCCAAACCGCCTGCATACTATGCATAGAGACTGTATAGTATGCAGGCGGCCGGCTAGGGGGAACCGTTCTTTTAAATGTACCGCACAAAAATAGGTTTGCAAACACGTCACACGTTAGATTACTCAGATGTGCATTTGTCCCACAAAATCGGTACTCAGTCAAATCAGAAAAAGTAGTCTGCTACAATGCCCGCAGCCAGATCGGAGGTTACCTCATGCCTACAGACGACACACCAGACACACCCGACGATTCCACACCACTCAACTTTGGCCCCACAGATCCCGAAATCAAAGCCATGCGTGAAAACTACGCAAAGGCTCTGCAAGAGGAGTTTTCTCGCGAGGACGAACAAACCAGCATTTCCCACCTCGACGACCCCATCAGTAACGTTGACAAGTACACACGGAAGTTCTTCCGGCAGAACCTCCCAGATGCGGCAGCTCAGATCGTTTGGTTGAGTGCCAATTCTTCCTCGGATTCCATCAGGCTGCGAGCTTCCACGTTTATCGTGAAAGAGGCGCTTGAGGATGCTCGCCTGGAAGGTGATCCTATCAAGGATCTGCTATCCTCTCTACAAATGACACCCACCGCAGACGAGACATCAGACAAATAAGGAGGCACCATGATCTTCAAGCATGACGAAACGCCTGAGCCGACACCCACACCTGAGCCTGAGCCGACACCCGAACCCACTGATCCTGACGACGAGTGACTACCCCTGTTGTGACACCAGCGTCACCCGCTGTGAAGTTCAGCCTCGTAGTTGGCCTCAGTGACATCGCGCTTGTCGTGATCGCGGTGTTTGTTGTCCTGGCGTACTTCAACGGTTGGGGCTAGAAACACCCCTCTTCATGGCAGACGCAGTAAGCGGAGCAGAACCAGGTATATCTGCTAAAGCCCTATACGAGAAAGTAGGCTTCAAGCCTCATTCTACGGGCCAAACAGATTACTTGTACAGCAAAGCACGGTTCAATGCTCCGTGTTGTGGTCGGCGCTGGGGTAAAAGCCAAGCAGCAGGCCACCGTATGACGTTCAAAAGCTTCATACCTGACAGTTGGAACTGGATCGTCGGCACAAGTTACCGAATTGGGGAGAAAGAGTTTAGAGTTGTCTGGAATGACTACCAAAAACTCGATCTTCTGCGATATTGCAAGAAGGCTTACAGTCAACACCAGGGGGATATGTACATCAAGACCCCTTGGCAAAGTACCATCATGGTAGTGAGTGCCGACAATCCAGACTCCCTACTAGGAGAGGGTTTGTCCCACGTCATCATGAGTGAGGCCGCTAAACACAACCGAGCTACGTGGGAACAATACATCGAACCAGCCCTCTCCGATTTGCGCGGATCATGCGACTTTCCCTCTACACCACAGGGTTACAACTGGTTCCACGGGTTGTACATGCTGGGACAGTTACATACGATCGCGCCCCCGACAACCCCAAATCAAACTCTCAATAGAGAGAACGCCACGAAGTACAACACAGCGCAAGACTACAGGAGTTGGCAGTTTCCAACATGGGAGAACTCAGTCAGGTATCCAGGTGGTAGGGATGATCCTGAAATCCTACGTGTTGAGAAAACCGTCAGCCCCATCTGGTTCGACCAGGAGTACGGGGCCAAGTTCACAGCCCTCACAGGAAGCATCTACGAAGAGTGGAGCGAAGATACACACGTCTACGGACACGAAGAGGATTCCCTGAACGAGCGCTACAACCCCGCGTATACAAATCATCTAGCGATGGACTACGGATTTAACAATCCTTTTGTCGCGCTAGATATCCAAATCGACCCTCGCTCCAACACGTGCTTTGTATGGCGCGAGTACTACATGGCACACCAGTCTACCCTTGAACATGCCTACCACTTGCGTGACAGGTTGAATCCCAACGGCTACACCATTGATTCATGTTGGGGTGACCCACGTGGCGCAGATGAGGCGGCTATTCTAGGTCAGGTGTTCAAGTTCCCAGCTTCACAAGATGTCAGGTGGAAGCTGGCTGTCGAACAGATCAAGCGTATGCTGTCAGACAGGCCACCAAAGATTCGCGTCCACAAGTCCTGCACTAACCTCATCCGGCAGATGAACAACCTGCACGTGAAAGAGGTTGGTAAGAACGCCAAGTACGACCTCAACGAGTTGGCAGGTGATGGCAATATCCAGCACAAGATCGACGACCACGCTTGTGATGCATTGCGCTACTTCATTGGGCCTTGGTTCGTAGATGGCGCCGGTACGTCCGTTGCTGACATCTATGGCGAGATGTACACTGGTAGTGAATCTGAGGACTTCTTTACTCTGAATCAGAGCATGACGCTGGATTCAGAAGATGTCTTTAGGGTCAGGCTGTAGTGGCTGATACAAATAGGCCCCTCTTGCTTGACCTGTTCTGTGGTGTTGGTGGGGCTGCAAAGGGTTACCACGATGCGGGTTTTGACGTGATTGGAGTAGACCGTTACCTTCAACCAAACTACCCGTATTCTGCACTCGTCCTGCATGATGCGCCTGCCACACTACGGCGGCTGCTCACAGATCCCACCGAGACTATCACGCCTAACCACCCTATCACTGGTAAAAGTAAAAAGCGCAGCTACAAGCTGAGCGACTTTACCGTGATCCATGCAAGTCCACCCTGCCAGCACTATAGCATTACGGCAGACCAAAACGGGAATCGACATTTGCACCCTGACCTGTTACCAGTAGTACGTGACTTGCTCCAACAAACTGGCAAGCCCTACATCATTGAGAACGTGATGTGGTCGCCACTAATCAAAGAACAGACCATCCTCCTGTGCGGGGTTTATTTTCACGAGTCCCACAATCTCAGGGTGATTAGGCATAGGCTCTTTGAATCCGATGTTCCACTGGTAGCCCCTCCACACATGTCACGATGGGAGCATCCGTTGTGTGTCACGTGGAACAAGCGCCACAACCACTACGGGAAGTTGGATCAGTGGAAGGATTACGTGACTGTCGTGGGTGGCGGTACTTGCCGGTTTGACGCGGCTAAGGATGCAATGCAGATCCCGTGGGCTAGGAAGAAGCGCGAGCTGAACGAGGCTATCCCGCCGGCGTACACAGAGTACGTTGGTAAACAACTCCTACAGGTTGCAGCGTAATGCCTCTCTTCCCCCGCAGAAATAACAAGAAGCCACAAGTCGCTGGATCGCAGCAGGCTATTGCGCGTGGTGTCGGCACCAAGACGGGCACTACGTACAAGGCGGGTAGTACAGCTCTAGCTCAGATTCCGCGTCCCAACCTGGACAGCGAACTTGGCTCTAGTATTCCTGTTCGCATCATTGACCAGGTACCTGAGCTTACCACACCATACCAGCGTACTCTAGCTTACACACGGATGATGACTGACGCTGGAGTTGACATGAGTGTTAGGGCTATCAAGACTCCTGTGCTTGGCGCAGAATTCTTCATGGAGCCGTATAGCGACTCTCCACAGGATCAGTTGATTTCCGACTTTATATGGGACAATCTCGCAGGTGGCATGAGTGCTCCCTTCCTCAATAGTCTTGAGGATATCCTGCATTTCTTTGAAGATGGATATTCCATCATTGAGAAGGTTTACGAGAACCGTGTCTGGTCGCCAAACGCCAAGGGTGCGAATACTCGCCAGTACACCATGCTCAAGAAGCTTGGCGTAAGGCCGGCGCCTACCATCAAGGAGATAGATTACGACAACAATGGTGGGCCTAACAAGATCATTCAAAACGCTGTTCAGTCGGACGGCTCGGTTGTCGAGAAGGCGCTAGATGTCTCGAAAGTGATGGTGTTCACGTTTGGCAAGACTGGCGGGGATCTGACAGGTAAGAGTATCCTCCGCACAGCCTACAAGCATTGGTACTACAAAGATCACTTCTACAAGATTGACGCAGTTCAGAAGGAACGCCACGGCATCGGTATCCCACGTGGAAAGCTCGGGCCTGCTGCAACTGCACAGGACAAGGTGGCTCTCCGCACAGCCCTCCGCAATTTGAGGACTAACGAGGAAGCTTTCATCATCGAGACTCCCAACGTTGAAGTGGACTTCGTGGAGTTGAAGGGTATGACGGTGGATGCGCTGGAAAGCGCCGGTCATCATAACATGATGCTTATGATGAACATTATGGCTGCATTCCTAGCGCAAGGTTCCGGGCCGGGTGGGGCCACTGGCTCAGGTGGCAGGTCTACCGGAGCTACGGGTGCTGACCTGTTCATGAAGTCTTTGAAGTATGTCGCGAACAACATTTGCCAGCACATCAATATGTATCTGGTGCCTGAGTTGGTAGTGTGGAACTTCCCCACTACTAACTTCCCACGGCTGAGGGTACGCAACATCGGTGAGACACGTGACCTACAAATGCTCGGTGCGGCTCTAGCGAATCTGCTAGCACAGCAGGGGATTACGATGGACGATCCCACAGAGAACTGGATTCGTCAGGTCTTTGATATGCCTGCTAAGCAACCTGGAGCTGTACCCACAACGGCGCCGCACACCGCAGGTGCGGTTAATGGCACAGGGGGTGAAAGCAGGGCCACACCCCCTGTGCCGCCGTTGAACACCCAGGCCCCCGGAAATGGCAATGTGCAAAAAGGCGCAATTACTCCAAACGCGATCAAAACGGGAAACGTAGGGAAAGGGCCACAACAGGGTCAATAGGCCGATGAAGTGAGTACAACAGTAACCGAAGTAGTGACTGGTGAGGAAATCACCGTCTTTGGTGCTGGGGATTACTTCACTAAAAACGGGCATCTGTACTTCATTCTCGATTACATGAACGGTGGCTTTGTGATTGAGAATTGTGAAACGCTTTACTCGCATCCGGTTGGCTTTGAGTTCATGCATCCCAAGGCAACTGTCAAGTGGATTGCGAATGATACTGCATACAGGCGTTCTAGGTTGACTCGGAGGGAGGTTAAATGCTAGAAGCGGCAGTAGTTGATGTACCGACGCTGGACGGTGGAAACGAAGTGTGGGTAGAAGCTCTGCCTGCTCGCACCTTCCATACCCCGCAGTATGGGCCTGTTGAAGTCACGAAAGACAAGATTGCTCGCATGATTCAGAACTTCAACAAGCGTGTTCGTGGTCAGGATATTGCAACTGACTTCGATCATGGGATGGATCGTGCTAAGGGCAATATGGCTAGTGGCTGGTTTAGGGAGTTCGCCATGAAGCCTAGCTCTGATGATCCCACACAGGCTAGTCTCTTTGCACGTATCGAGCTGACAAGCGATGCTGCGAAGGAAATCAAGGACAAGAAGTGGCGGTACTTCTCGTTGGAGTGGATGGACGATTGGCTTGACAACAACGGCATCAAGCATTTCGATGTCATCACTGGTGGAGCTTTCACCAACAAGCCAGTCGCGAAGAACATTCTCCCCATCAACTTTAGCGAGGCCATGTGGGATGAACTGGACTACGAGGAAAAGAAGCAGTTTGCTGTCTGGAGCACATCCTTCATCAATAACTTGCCTGATGGTGCTTTCTTGTTTGTCGAGTCTGGTGGGAAGAAGGATTCAGATGGTAAGACTGTGCCTCGTAGTTTGCGACACTTTCCGTATAAGGGGCCAGATGGCAAGATCGACTTGCCACATCTTCGCAATGCGATTGCGAGGATTCCACAGTCCGGTATTAGTGCAGCAAAGAAAGCTTCTCTACAAGCCAAGGCACGTAGGCTGTTAGGGGGTGCTAGTAAAGCGATGGCAGAAGGAAACACAGCCGTAGCCGATGCTTTCGAGCTTCTAGTGAGAGAAGGCTACGAAGTGCTTTCACCTGATGCACCTGAGGTTACAGACCCCACAGGTGAAAGCAAGGAGTACGAGCACTCGGAGCCTGGTACTGGTTCACCACCTGCCCCTCGTAAGGATGAGGACGGTAGTGATGATCCTGCCATTCAACAAGGATGGCGTAGGAGTACACCGCCAGACCAGACGATCCCAGCGGGGCCAGACAATCCTAGTAGTTCTACTGTCCCTGCAACAACGACTACACAAGTGGAAGGAGGTAATATGACGCCTGAGCAGGAGTTCGAGCTTAGGAACGTCTTGGGTATCTCCGTGGACGCCGACATCATCGAGGCTTCCAAGCTTCAACTCGGTGAGCTGACTGAGCTACGTCGCAACGTGGACGCAGTTACTCAGGAGCGGAAGTTTGCGGAAGAGTATCCCGCGTACTGGCAGGAGCACAACAAGCTGATGGAGCGCGACAGGGACAACAGCGCACGTCAGTTCAGTGAGTCCATTCAGCGTGTTCGTAAGGCTGAGGGTTACGGACTCAAGGAGACTCAGAAGGGTCTGTCGTCCATGAGTATGACGAAGGTTGCAGAGCTTCACAAGCATTTCAGTGAGGGTACTGCGACTCTCGAAGAGTACGAGGACGTCATTCGCACTATCGTCAATGGTGGAATTGTCGAGTTCGGTGAAATCGGCACTTCCAACAGTGGTGACGAGATTCCGATCGTTGACACGACTACCGCTGGTGGCATCGCTGGTGCTCGCAAGGTGTTTGCGGAAGTCGTTGGCAAGATCCAAGCTGAGAATCCCGAGTGGGATTACGTCAGGTGCATGAGTGAAGCCAGCAAGAAGCATCCTGATCTTGCAGAAGCTTACTCTGTTGCACTTCCTGGTTAACCACAACTGTCACGTAAAGGTGGTGATATAAATGGCGGCAACTGGAAACTTCGTGATGGACAAGGGTTATCGTGCTGCGGTGCCGATCACCAAGTTCAGAGCTGTGAAGTTTTCTGCGCCTGAGACTGTGACTCCGGTAACGGCGATCACAGATGAAATCGCGGGTGTTGCACAGTTCAGCGTTTCTGCTGCTGAGCTTGCACGTGGTAAGGGTACTAACGTGCGCCCGATGGGACAGACTGAGATGGAAGCGTCAGGCCCGATTCCGCTCAACAGTCCCGTCACGATTACCGCAACTGGTACGGCTGCTGCGGCTGCGGCAGGTGCTCGCGTGATTGGTGTTTGCGTGGGTGCTGCTGCTGTCAATGCTGGTGATCGTTGCACGGTTCGTTTGTCTGTCGCTGGTGCTCTTTCTCCCTAACAACTGAGAGGTGGTGAGATGTACGATCCAGGTACCCTATACCAAGATCCGATTCTAACCAACTTCTCGGTTGGATACAAGGATCAGGGACTCTACGGAGACAGGATCTTTCCTGTAACTCCTGTTCGCACACAGTCGGGTAGGTACCGTGTGTTCGACAGGTCGAACTGGCTCATCTTCGAGTCTGCACGTGAGCCTGGTGCGGTGGCAAACGAGATCCTCGGTGCCAAGTGGAGTGAGGATACGTTCTACACCCGCGAGCGTTCTCTCCAGGTTCCGATCTATGACGAAGAGCGTCAGCAGCTCACGTCACAGGGTGGTCTTGCAAACGCCGTGTTTGGTGGCGCATTGCAGATCGACCCCGAACTGGATGCTACTGCACTTGCCACACGTAGCATCCTGCTTGACCTTGAAAGCAAGGTGTCAACGTTGGTGCGTGACCCGGCACAGTATGGTGCTAGCAACAAGATCACGCTGTCCGGTGCAAGCCAGTGGGACAACTACACTGGTGGTACTGCATCTACCAGTAACCCGATTAACGACATCATGGTTGCCATGCGCGCCGTGTATGCCGCGACTCTGCGGTACCCCAACACGATCATCATTCCTGCGTTGGGTATGTCGTACATCGAGAATCACCCGCGTGTCGTGGATCGTTTCAAGAACTTCTCGCTGAGCATTCCCGATGCGTTCCGTTCGTTGACTGGTTTCGACGGTCAGGTTCTTACTGTGGATTCCGTGTACAACTCAGCGAACAACATCGACGCCTCGATCAACGTTCAGTCCTTCTGGGGCAAGGACGTGTGGGTCGGTATTGTCGATCCTGGGCTGGGACTCAATCAGTTCACGTTCGGTAAGACGTTTGCTCAGTTGTATCCCGATGGTTCTACACGCCCGACTGATCGTTGGCGTGAAGAGCCTCGCAAGGCAGACCTCGTTCGTGTGTCGATGAAGTACGACCTCAAGGTTGTCTCTGCTGGTGCAGGTTACCTCATCAGCACAGCATTCAGCCCGACCGCCTTCTAACGAAGGGAGTGAAACAGCATGGCAACGTATTACGCATGGAGTAACTTCCCCGTAGAGAAGAACGAGTGGGGACAGACTACCAAGACCATCGAGGTTGGTGAGAAGGTTACAGCATCCGATCTTGGTGTGACTGACGAAGAGTTCGAGGAAATGATCGAGACAGGAGTTGTCAGTGAGGAAGAGTATCCCGACATTCCTGATAGTGTTTCACCTGCTGAGTACGAGAAGGAACAGCTCGCTCGTTCGGCAGTTGTTGAGGAACTGAGGATGCACGTGGAAGAGGGTCAGAGCATCGAAGAGGGTCTTGACGAAGCTGCCGCAAAGAGAGCAGGAGCGCGTAAGGCTGCGGAGGCTACCGTAGATCCTAACAAGCTGGGCACATCTGCTGCTGATGACCCTACCAAGGGTCAGGGTCAAGCACAGTCTCAGAGCAAGGCCGCACAGAGCAAGTAAGACTCTCCCCACTCCCTGTGCGGCCTTTGGGATACCAGGGGCCGCACAAAAGGGTCTATTGTGTATGACTGTGAGTAAGCCAGTTAATTGCAATAGTCTCTAGATAAGGCGTAATGAGCAGCGAACAATGAATGGAAGGTTGGAGCGTTCGCAAACGGCAAATACCGTTTGCTTATGCTTGCCTATTTTTAGGAGAGGTGGAAATGGTTAAGATTGTCCATCCACACAAGGGCAAGACGCCTTTGGTCACAACCACGAAAGGGTAGTGATATAGGTGATTGTCTCATTCAAAGATTTTGAACTAGAACCACGGTACGATGGCACTCAGTGGACGAAGGTGAACATTTTTGAGGCAGCACTCGTCGATGCCAATGACGTAACAACTGAGTGGAATCTGATTGATTCCCAGCAGATCGACATGCCTATCACAGATCCGTCAGATCCACAGCCTGTGTCGTTCACCACAAATCAGGCGACTCTCGATGCTGGTGTCGGTTGGTACAAGATTCAGTCAGCTGATGATGGTGATAATATCAGGGACTACGAGCCAATCTTCAATCCTGCAACAACGGAGATTATGGCGACTCTCGATGATGTCAACGCTCACCTAGATGGTGAGGTAATCGAGGCTACCGCTGACAACTCCAATCTAGTGCAGGTCAGTGTGGCGAGGATTGTCCGTGGTTATCTCGCTGCTGCTGTAGATACCACAACCCTGATGAGTTGGCAGACTCCCGAGGAAACGCCGAGTACGGTACGTGAGATTGCTTCAATGCTGATTGCAGCTCAGGTATACTTCAACCTCGCAGCGCGTCAGTCGTATGATATCTCAAACTTCAACTATGCACAACGCCTGTATGATGCAGCAATGGCGATGTTGCAAGGAATCGTTGACGGCACGATTGGCCTCGGTGATAGTGATGGCATCATCATCGGGGCTGATACGGCAATCACGACAGACGACTTCTTCCCGGTTGATGCAACTGATCGTGCATTCACGATGGGAATGATCCTCTGATGTCTGAGATGTTTGTTGAGGATAACGGTGATTTCTTTAGAGTCGGTGAACGTCTTGAAGAGGCTGGCGCTGCTGCTGTAGTGGGAATGGATGAAGTAATGAATCTGATTCTTCTTGATATGATGCGAGCGAATGCTGAGAACATCGCATCTGGTGGTCGTAGATTTGGTGGCTCGTATGCCAATCTTAGACCGGATACCGTCAAGAAGAAGGGTGGCGCAGAAATCCTTTATACGATGGGAGCTAGGCCAAACTACACGAAGCTCGGTGACGACACACTCGTCAGAAGTGTAACGGAGCCTGGTGCTGAGTATCAGCATTCTTACACAGACAACGAGCATGTTGAGCTTGGCACAGATCGTCCGTATGCTGCCACACATCAGTATGGTCACCCAGGACGTCATATCCCACGTCGTCCGTTCTTGGTAGCTGCACCACAAGACCAAGCGAGATGGAAGGGTTGGATAGCGGAGAAACTAATGGCAGCTCTAACAGAGGAATAGCAGATGCCAACTGCACCGATAGAGAGCGCAATCTTTGGCCCCATGATTTCCGCTTCGGAAATCGAGGAAGCCGCTATTGAAACAGTCAAGTTCTGGTTGCCAACGTATTGCGCTGAGATGGAACGTCGGTTGTCCTTACGTAAGGGCACACTGATTGCACCACAGAACTACACGAATCGCAACAGTTTCGATACTGTTGAAGGAGAGAAAACCCCAAAGATCGTAGTGATTTGTACGGGACTAGGTGCTGGGCCTTTGAAGCACGCAGCGGCCTATAGTGCAATGTGGCGTGTCGGTGTAGGTGTAGCAACGGGAGCTAAGACAGAACGGGAGTGTAACCGAAACGTCAAGGCATATGCCGCAGCCATTAGATCGCTGATGATGCACAAGCCCAAGACAGTCAGGGAGTATGGCCTCACAAGTTTGAGCGAAATCTACTGGTCGTCTGAGGATTACATAGACCTCCCTCAGATTCCAAACCAGCACAGGCTCTACAAGGCAGCGGAGATTTGGTTCCAGTTTGAAATCAATGCTGTCGTTGCACGTGGGCCTGGGTCTATTGGCCCTGATACTCCTGATCTGAACCCGGAGGATTACGAAGA